GCACTTTGGTATCACACCGATGGGGTATCTTGGAATCTGAGCAAAGATAAAATTCCAACTTGGAATTCCAGTATTTGTCTCTTATGTAAAGTTGTTCCAAGTTGGAACACAAAATTGGAACTCCGTAAGTGCTTGATTTTAAAGAAGAAAGTCATGTATAACCTGTGGATATTCCAAAATTCCAGTTTTTCAAGAGGACAAAGCTGGTAGCGAAGAAAATTTGAGAGAGCTTGACTGTGTCAGCAAGTGCGATGTCCCACAAAACGGCAGAAAGTGGTGTTTTTCTCACTTTGCCCGACGTCCCTGCAAATCGCTGGAATCTTGGAATTTTGGAATAAATATAATTTTTTTTTTTTTTTTTTACTACTACTACTGTACTCTTACCTCTCATCTCATAACCTTAGTACTACTTTTCCAGATTCCAATTCACCTCAATTTGTTCCAATTTTCCATTCCAGTTTCCACCCAAAAAGCCTAACTGTACAAATCCCCTCCCCATCCTACAAAACAACCCCCCGCCACCCACACCCCAACAAAGTTGCCCCAGACCCCTATGTTTATAAGTAAAGTTATGTTACAATTGAGTCTGAGTCGGGGAATAAGCATCTGCAAACCTCTGCGATTCAAGCCGATCACCTACCGTTTCACGGTACGGTGAAATTTAGTTCAGTTCAGTTCAATTTAGTTAGGAGTCATCATGAAAGCTAAGTTCGTCCTCTCCCCTGCGGTTAACGCCAAGGTGCAACGAGAGATGCTCAGCCACCTTCCCCGCATCATGCGCAAGACATTGCGCATTACAACCCCAAAGGCACAACCTACCCCACAAACTGCATACGGTGCCGATTCACGGTTCACTGAAGAAGTGCACATCGATCCTGAGTTGTTGCTCAATACATGTGACCCCGCGTTTGACTTTGATGAGTTCAACGACATCGACGACGAGTACGAGGGTCTGACAATAGTCCGCATGGGCAAAGACACCCGCCGTTGGCTCAAGGGCTACAACATCCTGTGAACAAATTACATCCATTCATTATTCCAACCAATAGATCGGACAAATACCATGAAATACTACCTCGGTGAAATCGAGACTTACTTCGGCGAAAGCATGGTAAGTACATTGATTAAGTTCAAGACCAATTCACACCCTGATGAATACCTAGATAAAGTCGCTTCAGACTTTTGGGGTATCGATGCCTCACAAGCAGGTGACGGCACAGTCAGCATGTATGACTTCGGCGACCGCATGACAAGTGCAGGGCGTTGGCAAGAGATCGACAAGAAGATGTTCATTGCATTAGACATTGTTGTGGGGATCATCAAATGAAAGTACGCAAGAACAAACACAAGATACTTGACCGCATGGCGAATCCGCCGTGGTTGAGTGACTCAAACACAATGTGGTTTATCCGCCACATCAAACCATGCAAGTCTTACGAGAAGGGATGCCCCGACTGTGATGCAGTCATGTTCCGCAAAGAGCATGGACGTTTCCCATACACACAGCGCGAGTGGTTCGAGTACGAGACTCGCAATGTCAAATGGGACAACTTAGTAATTCAGGAGGATGTGAAATGACATACAACATCAGCGAGTTCGTGGTGCATGTTCGTGTAATGGATGTATACGGCAGACAAGTCGTGTATCCTGTGTGCGACAAGGCGAAGGTGTTTGCGGCTATCGCAGACACAAAGACTCTGACCGAATCAACCCTGCGTTGTATTCGCAAGCTCGGGTACACAATCCACGTAATACCCAATGAGCAACCAACACTAGGAGTGTGACTCAAAATAGTTGGGGTAAATCCCTATGTTTATATGTAAAGTTATGGTACAATTGAATCTGTGTCGGGGAGTAACTCGGCACAGAGATCGACTACCGTTTCACGGTATCGTGAAATCCAATTCAGTTTTTATTCAGTCAGGAGATAGTTATGGGACAGTTCAAAGACATCAACACGCTTATTCGTCAGCTCGTAGACGACACCAATGTGCATCCCTCTATCCGCGAGGCAATGCGCAATACAACCCAACCAACACAATCAACTTCTGTACAACCATTCGACAAGGTGTACTTGCTTCTGTGTGACGGCGACGTCACCGATGTGTTTACCAACAAAGACATGGCGATGTATGACCTGCATATCTGCCAAATGGAAGATAACGCAGAAGGTCTGAGCCACGAGTGGCGCGTCATTGTTCGTCAACTCAACACCGATACCCTGAAATGAAACCTAGCTGTTCAGCGTGTGGTGAACACTACTCTGCACTGCGCCACAACATGGGCTATACATTGTGTATGCCATGTGGCGAGAAACAAGCTCGTAGTACTAAACATACTATCGTGCCGATGCCCAAGTCCAACTACATCGTAGTGACTGATCGTTCTCTATTACTCAATCTCAACTCAAGCCACAAGGGAGGCCGTTAACATGAACTTCGAACTTCAACAACCCAACCATATCATCTCACTCGCGTCATCTGCACTCATTGTGTGCGTGGATGTGAATGTGTGGACAGCGACCAAACAGGATCGCGCAATCTCGAACGAGGTCACTACTTCTAAGAAAGCATCAGCGGATGCAGGCAAGTTCACCAAGAACTTACTCTCCGATTCCCCTGAACACAAGTCGCTGTTGAACTATCGGCAGACCGTCTATAACTGGCTTCAGAGGTCAACGTATGACTGGGCGGGCTCGATGCGTCTGTTGCCAACTGTCAACCTTGAGAAATTCAAGAAGGAGTACAACCAACACGAGGCAGACTTCAAGGCTTTGCTCGAGAAGTTTATTACGGCATACCCTCAGATCGTCAGCGATGCGGCGTTCAAGCAAGGCGACATGTTTAATCGTTCAGAGTACCCTGAACCGGAAGATGTTCGCACCAAGTTCCGCATGCGTCTGCATGTACAGAAAGTACCGCAGTCAGACTTTCGTTCGTCTGTGAGCGAAGTCTTGGCTGAAGATTTGAAGAACCACTACGAGCGTCAGACACAAGAGATCATCAACTCTGTGATGGACGATGCGTCAGAGCGTCTTGTAGAAATTGCTTCACGGTTGTCAAACGCTTGTACCGAAGCCACGCCCGACGATGACGGCAAGGTTAGGCGCAAGAAGATTTACGACAGTACTGTGAGCCAAGCCAAGGAGATTTGCAAAACCATTGAGCACTTCAACTTAACAAACAACAAGGCATTGTCACAAGCTGTGACTGACCTGAGCTTTGCGCTTGAGGGCGTAAGCACAGAGGACTTGCGCGAGAGTTCATATACCCGAAGCGTAGTCAAAGAAAACGTGGACGACATGTTGTCCAAATTTAAACCCATCAGGACTTTTGTATGACTGATCTAGAAATTGTTTTGCTGATTGCATTCTCGTTCATGACGATGATGTTCTACCGAGCCCAACGTCGTGTCGTGTTCTTGTCATGCACGTTGGTCGCGATAGGCTTGAAGGAAGCCTATGTTGAGGTGGATGAAGTCGAGAAAACATACACCATCAAGCATCTCAAAACCCGTAAGTAATTGTTCACCCTCCCCTGAAACTTAAACCAAGGAAATACTATGTCAAAAATCAACTTCAACTTGAACGTGTCTATCGATGACTGCGCAAACATCATCAAGACTATCGGTAATGAAATTACTCCCATCATTGTCTCTGAGCCTGGCTGTGGCAAGTCATCAATCCTGAAAATGCTCGAGGCTGATCTCGGCACAGACGAGTATGACTTCATCTATGTGGACTGCCCTGTGAAAGACATGATGGACGTTGCGGCTTCTATCCCCAACCATACAACCAAGACTCTTGAATACTATGTTTCATCATTGTTCAAGCTCGGCAATGGCAAGAAGAAAGTCATCATGCTCGACGAGTTCATGAAGTCTCCCAAGCTATTGCAGATCATCTTCACCCGACTGATGCTCGAGCGTAGTGTTGGCGATGAGCCCCTGCCCGAAGGTTCAATCGTGTTTGGTACAAGTAACAATGCAAGTGACGGCGTAGGCGACAGCATGCTCGCGCACGTTGGTAATCGTGTCTGTGTGTTGCACATGAGCAAGCCCAATGCAGAGCGTTGGAACGTGTGGGCGACCAAGCACAAGATTGCGCGTCCGATTCGTGCATGGGTGGCAATGACTCCCAAGGCAATGCGTAGCTACTTGGACGGCGACGAGAGCGACAACCCATATATCTTTAAACCAACATCAACCAACAAGTCGTTTGTTTCTCCTCGTTCGTTGGCCAAAGCATCTCCCATTGTGAATGCCAAGGATGTTATCGGTGAGCATGCAATGATGGCCGCACTCGCAGGCACGATCGGCGAAGCGGCGGCTAAGAGTATGTCAGCGTTCATTGCACTCGAAGGCAAGCTTATCTCTACGGCTGATGTCTTGAAATCAGCATCTACTATTAAAGTTCCTGATGACATCTCAGCGCAGATCATGATGATGTTCGAGGCAGTCGATGTACTTGAAGTTCAGGATGACCTGAACAAGTATATGCAGTTCGTTGAGCGCATTCCATCAGCCGAAGTTCAGTCTGTGTTCTTCACGATGATTATGCGCGGTAAGCCCCGCCTTGCTCGTTACAACCAAGCGATCAACACTTGGGCGACAAACAATCACCAACTGATGTGAGGCGTATATGCACACAGTATGGGAAAAGATTGAGCGAGTGTTGCTTATGTCAGCAATCGTTGTTTTGTTATTAGATTTGTTTTACTGGAGACCATGATGTTAAGTGAAGAAGACCGCGTCAAGAAGGCGCACATTGCGATGATGAAGCATCCCGAGACAGCGTTGTACTCAGGCGTGATGATGATGGGTACGACAGCCGTGGTGGACGATGCGATCACAGCGTACACCGATGGTATCAACAAGCGTTACGGTAGAGCGTTCCTCAAAGCCGTGTGCAAGACAGACCAAGAAGTAGCAGGCTTAGTGCTTCATGAGAATCTGCACATTGTTTTGCGTCACATGCTTCATGGCTTAGACATGTTCAGAGAAGATCGTCAGCGAGCCAACAGAGCGGCAGACTATGTTGTCAACGACATCATCATGAACATCAAAGACAAGAACCTTGTGAAGCTACCCGAGGGCGGGTGCTATGACCCCAAGTACCACAACATGAACATGCGTGAGGTGTACAAGTTATTGGAGGAAGAGGACGGTGATGGTGGTCAAGGTGGTGATTCAGGGGAGGGTGAATCGCAAGGTGATAGTGGTCAGTACTCATTCGATGAGCATGACACCGAGGGCGATGGTAAGCCGTTGACTCCCGAGCAAGCCAAGGACATGGAGGCGCGTATCGACAGAGCGTTGCGTGAAGGTGCGTTACTCGCAGGACGCTTAGGCATTGATCTGCCACGAGCTATCACAGACATCCTCAACCCGAAGGTGGACTGGCGTGAGGTGCTACGAGATTTTGTTTCTTCAGCGACGAAGGGCAAGGACGAGTACACATGGCGCAAGTTCAACCGCAGAGTGTTGCCCAATGATTTGTATCTGCCAACTGTGGAGGACGAGACGATAGGAGAGATTGTCGTTGCTATCGATACATCAGGTTCGATCGGCGAGAAGGAACTCAACGAGTTCGCCTCAGAACTGGTCTCTATCTGTGAGGCTGTGTCGCCCGAAGCTGTGCGCGTTTTGTGGTGGGACACCAAGGTTCATGGCGAGCAACTGTTCAAAGATGATTATCAGAACATTGGCGCGATGCTCAAACCCTTGGGTGGCGGAGGAACTCACGTTTCATGCGTGGCTGAATACATCAACAAGAAGCGTGTCAACGCTGAATGTGTGTTGGTGTTCACCGATGGTTATGTAGAGAGCGAAGTCGAGTGGCAGATTTCAGCACCGACTCTGTGGATGGTGACACAGAACGAGAATTGGCAACCGCCAACTGGCAAGAAAGTTATGGTTAAGGAGTAACTCATGAGCTATTTTTACGACATACCCAACATCACATACGACAGGCTTTTGCAGACAACGAAGTATCAGAAGCCATATCGTGACTCAGGCAATGCTTATCCCTTGGGTGATAGGCGTTACTCAGCTCGTCACTTCCGTGCGCTAGAGGACGGCTCGTTCTCAATTTGGTACATGCACAGAGAAAACTCTGACAAAGTAATCAAAGGTGAGGAGATAAGTGATTACTACAAAAACCGTAAGCCGTTGGCCATAGTTCGTTCTGACAACACGTTGGAGTTTGTGGGTGGTAATGGACTGCATCAAGGCGAGCGTGGACTCTTGTCTGAGTTGATTGGGTACGGAACTGTTGCACAAGTTAAATCCAAGGGTGGCACGATTTGGGCATCCGTGGACGGCGTATATCCCATATTCGAAGGATTGCGTATCAGCTTGGATACTAGGAAAGCTGTGACGCAGTTCCAAGTGATTCAGCCTACCCTGAATCGCAAGAGATCGAACGAGGCCATGAAGAAGTACAAAGATTTTTACAACTTGTACCCCATGTATGTGAATGCAACGAACGACAAGGCACTTGCTGAGCTGTTCATTGATTTGTACAACCAACTGGGCGAAGAACGGTTCATGCGCATGGACGACAGCGAGATCAAAGTGATGGTGGATAACAAACATTACTTAGATGCGGCAGTCAGTCTTTATCTACTCAACTCACCTTGGTATCGATCATCCATTAGATATTTTGCACAAGACGATGGTGGGCGTTCATTAAGAGTACCAAACAACTGGCAAGAGGTAATTACATACCATGTAAAGAAAAAGTTCCGCAAGATCATATTGGGTACGGACGAATCAGTATTTGACTGGACACCACTGCCTGAAGGCACGCTGAAAGCATCCGATTGGGATCACAAGATCGTGGTCAATGGTAAAGAATGTAAACAACTGTAAGGAGAGAATCATGGATATAACAACACACGCAGTAGAGCAAGACAAACTGGCAGACCTGTTTGCTAAGAAGCCGAGCCTCAAGAAGCTGGCATACGAGTTCTGTACGGCGTTCAACGTCAAGGTCAACAAGGTTAAGAATAGCGGCGCGTTGCGCTTGGTCACGCCCAACGGATTGGATGCGGGTGAGTTGTCTACTAATAGTAGCTCACGCGATAGAAGTGAGACGGTTTACATCTATGAGAACGCCTATCTCATCAGGAAAGAGAAGTCGAGTAGCAACTCAAGCAGAAGCGAGCGTGACTCCAATAAGATTGCAACACTCATTAGGACGCTGAAGAAGAACAACGAGTTTCCTACTGATGCGGCAATGACCAATGCTTATGCCAAAGAAGCTAACAGCGCAATCCATCCAGTAAAAGATGCGGCTAGATATGGTGAGCCGAAGATAGATGTACCAAAAGATATTGCAAAAATGTTGGTAGAAAGCCACTTAGGTGTTGACACGATCACAATCAAACACTACGCTAGCCAGCTCCGAGATATACACAGTAAATATTTAGTTGAAATGAAAAAATTCAAAGAGTCAGCAGACGACTTTAATAGATTCTGCAAGGGCTTCAAACTCGTAGGCATCGAGTACGAGAACTACTACACAGATGGTGTGAAGCCTTACTACATCGTGGGTGAAGGTGTGATGAACCTAACTGACAACCGCGAGCGAGTAGAAATTCAGGGTAGCCTGAAACGCTATGAAACCCTGAAGGATGTGCCTGAACTTGCAGTAGATGTAATGATGATTACAACCTACATGGAAGGCAAACGCAACGACAGACTGTATTCCGAGAGGAATGAGTTGTTCCTCAGTAGAGTTGACAGATACATAGCAGACCTCGACATCGGTGTGGGCTATTCCAACAACATTACATGGGTGGCGATTCCCAATACGCCGAAGCAGTAATGTATAGAGAACCTGAATACATCACTAAATACATGCGTTCATTACAAGATACAAAGAAGTGGACGCCTATTGTGCATGCAACGAATCACGAGATGTGGCGCGTTCCTGTGTACAGAGAGGACGATGGTTATACAGTTATTGTGCAACCTGACAGAGTGCGGTACTTCACAGAAGAAACATTACCTGACTTCATGAAGGCTTCACTCACAATGATCCATGCGTTTCCGCCACCTAAGAAAGAACTATACAAAGTCTCATTCACGGATGCGTTCATGAATCAACAAGACCGTAAGCTCGATGATGTTGGGTGGATGGTGTGTAAAGATTTGTACATCATAGTCATGCACTACTCGCAGCTCGGTGAGGTTGGCTATAACAAGGAGAAGTCTACATGGCAGATACACCTGAACGCAAAGTAAAGAAGCGGGTTCTCGCAGAACTGGCTTCAATCGGGGCGTACTACACCATGCCCGTAACGAGTGGGTTTGGTAATTCAGGGGTGCCTGACATTCTATGTTGCTACAACGGATGGTTCATCGGCATAGAGTGCAAAGCGAACGGCGGTAAGCCAACGAAATTACAACAGTCTCACTTAGATGAGATTGAACTGCGGGGCGGCTTGTCGTTCATCGTTGATGAACACAATGTCGGGATTATTAAACAACTCATATTGGATAACGCAAAATGAAAGAGATCAAATACAGCTCGAAAGCAATACCCTTGCGCGGATGCAACGATCCCAAGTTCAAGTGGATACCCGCCGCTTCTACTGATGTGCGTAGAACATGGCGCAAGGCACGACTGCTGATCCGCCTAACGAACGGAGCCGCGTATGAAAGCCGTGCTTGAATTTGCATACCCCGAAGATGAGCAGAAGTTACGACATGCCATGAGGGGTACGGAGTACTACGACGCCTTGTGTGAAATAGACAATATCCTTGCGATGCCCTACACAAAAGCCGAGGCGTATACAAAGATCAGAGCAGTTGTTTTAACTGTATTGGAGGAAGCATGAAACACGCACCCGCATTTCCACTTGAGATGGTTTACACGCAAGAGAACGAGAAGTTAAACGGCATGACCTTGCGTGACTACTTTGCGGCTAAGGCGATGACAGGTTTGCTGACGGCTGAAATTGTTGGTGAATACAGCAATGAACATGTCGCCGAAATTGCTTATCGCATAGCAGATGCAATGTTGAAAGCGAGGGAAGAATGACATGGCCGTTTCCCCCATTCCCAAATCCCAAGGACAAGGGAACTAAACAACCCAAGTTCAACCCTGACAACCACGAGGACGCACCGTTATGACAACACGCATAGTGACAGACGCCAATGGACGCAAGCACATTACAAACGAACCGCTACTTCACCCACCACAGCGCACATGGGTAGGGCTAACGGATGAGGAAATTTGCATTGAAGCCATGAAAAAAGACCAACAAAGTATTGGATTTATTAAAGGCGCTGAATGGGCAGAAGCCAAACTCAAGGAGCTAAACAATGCCTAAAGGTTTACTAGACGACATACCAATCCATAACCAAGCCCGCGACAAAGCATGGGAGGCGTTCATCAAACGCAAGGATGTGAAACACCTAGTTAAGCACGGCTTGTTTGACAAAGGTTTCCCGCTGTATGGCGGGTACTACGAACTGTGGTGTCAGGCTTGGGATCGTGCTTGGACTGCGGGATTTAAAGACGGCTACGACTCGGGATGGGCATCGTGTGAATTATTAACAAAGAAAACCAAGGAGAAGAAAACATGAAGTACCCGTCTTATTGCTGTCAGAAATGCGGCGAACTAATTGGGTGGCTAGGTCGGGTTATGCCATTTCACAAATGCAAGGAGAAAAACACATGAACATCACAATGTATACAAAAGACAACTGCCCGAACTGCGAGATAGCTAAGCAGATTCTTGCGCATGCAAACCTACCCTATGCCGATGTTGACATCATGATTGGCGAGCGTATGGCTAACTTGCTCAAAGAGTTTCCTGATGCACGGCAGATGCCACAGATTTTTATCAACGACCAACGTGTTGGCGGTGTTGAAGGCTTGAAGGTAGCACTGCGCCAGTTGGGAGTATTGGTATGACTGTATTGAATCCATGGGAGGAGTTAGCACAAGTAGATAGACCAAGCATCTTTTTAAAAGACCCCTACTTTCGGGTAAAGAACCCGAGCAACCAAATCAAAAGTGAAGAAGACCTAGGATACAAACAATTTGGGACATTCACTCGAGCTAAGCAACGCCAACCAAACAAGCATGAGGGAGTTTTAGAACATGCCAAGACCAAAGCCGCCCGCCCCCCTAAAGGCACGATACGTACGTTTAAGTGACGTGGAGTGGGTGATTTTTAAACAACTAGGCGGTGCTGAATGGCTGAGAGAAACACTCGACAAGAAAGCGCCCCTACCAAAAAAGTTTTACGACAATTTATTAAGGACTCAAAATGACAAAAGCATTAACTAAAGCACAACAGATTCGCGCATATGTAGCCAAGAACCCTAACGCGAAACCAATCGACATCGCAAAAGAAATGGGTGTCAATCGCCAATACGTTTATACAGTATTGTGGACAGCCAAGAAGAAGGCCGCCAAGAAGCGCATCACCATTACTGCAACACAAGTGGCACTGGCGAAGAAGGCCGGTGTACCGGTAGTTGAATACGCCAAGTCTCTGATGGAACTCAAGAAGAAAAAGCTCGGTCGCCCACGCAAGGTAGTGGAAGCATCGCCCTCATTGCGAGAACTCAATGAAGAATACAAAAATAAAATCTCTGCCCAAGCGCCAGTGCAGATCATGATGTTCGAGCCCACGCCCGATCCAGTCAATCACCCATCACACTACAAGGTAGGCGGCATCGAGACCATTGACTTCATTGAGGCCAAGAAGCTGAACTACAACATCGGTAATGTGGTGAAGTATCTTACGCGAGCCGATCACAAGGGCAACAAGTTGGAAGACTTGCGCAAGGCACAGTGGTATCTGACACGCGAAATCAATTCACTCAAGTGAGGCAATCATGCTTGAAGGAATCAAGATACTAGGGGAACGCATAGCCAACATGCCTGAACTGTACGACCCTAATGAGAGCAGGGTAGTGGAAGTCAAGATGACTGATCCTGAAATTCCTACTTCTCACCAAGTGGATCAGCTCATTCAGCTTGTTTGCGAAAACGGTGATGGAATCTTTACTGATGAGGAAGTTAAATACATCAAAGACTCCATAGTTGAGTGCAGACGAAAGGTGTTTAATTCTTGGGTGGTGGGCATAGTCGCAGGCCAAGATTTAATTTTGCCAAGAACTCGTGAGCAGATGAAAGCTCAGATAGAGCAGGAGGAAGAGGAACGCAAGTGGCGCATGGAACGAGAGAAAGAGAAGCGCCAAATGGAACGTGAAAAACAACTTGCTATGGAACAGATACAGCAACGCATGAAGCATGACGAGATGCTACGCGGTAGCAGAAGTATAGGCATGGCAAGTAATAGTTTAACTGGAGGAATTTTCTAATGTTAGATGGAATCAAACTATTGATCGACAGAATGGATCAGCACCCCGAGGAGTTCTTTGGGGACTTGTCTTATCGTTGGTCAGGCATCATGCAAGACATCGCCAAGCATGGCCCTGAGTATCTTGAAGAAGATGATCTATTGTTATTAAACAAGAAGGTCAAGGAAGTCAGACGCAAGGAACTCAACGCCAAAATCTTGGACGAGATCGCTACGCAAGAACGCTTGCATACCGCACAAGAACGCTTTTCCAAGACAGGCAGGATTGACACGAACACTATAAGTGGGTATGGCGCATCGATAGCCAAGGGGGAAGGTCAGAAGGTGTGGTGGTCAAGTGATAGTGATGTGTTGAATAGAACTCACACTAATACCATAAATGGCTACGACCCTAATAGCCAAGCTTACTTTGGTAAATCTGTTCTTGACATGATTGAGCGTGGGCAAGACAACGCTACGCTTCAGGGTCTCAGATTCACCAATAAAGTATTAGAGGATCAACTAGCGCAAACTCAGGCGGAGATCGCTAAGCGTGATGAGGCAAGGAAGCAGTCACAAGCCTACAAGAAACGCAACAATCAGAACTGGAAATAATGTGTCGCTAATAACCATCGACTTTGAGACCTACTACACCAAAGATGGATTGGGTTTCGCTAAGCAAACAACAGAAGAGTACATCCGTGATCCGAGGTTTGAGGTCATAGGTGTCGCTGTTCAAGTTGATGCTGGCGATCCAGTTTGGCATTCAGGTGATCGTGAAACACTGCGCAAGTGGCTTGGGCAATTTGACTGGAAGAATAGCATGGTCATTGCTCACAACATGCTGTTTGACGGCGCGATTCTGAAGTGGCACTTTGGTATCACACCGATGGGGTATCTTGATACTCTGTCAATGGCGAGAGCCATTCATGGTGTTGAGGTCGGTGGTTCACTGGCCAAGCTAGCGTTGCGCTACCAAATAGGAGAGAAAGGTACGGAAGTTAACGACGCAGTTAACAAACGCCGTGCCGACTTCACTCCCGAGGACTTGGCGCAATATGGCCGGTACTGTGAGAATGACGTTAAGCTGACATACGACTTGTTTGTACGCATGGCGCAGGGCTTTCCAATGGAGGAGTTGAAGCTCATTGACATGACTCTGCGCATGTACATCCATCCCATGCTGTGTATCGATCAGGATACATTGAAGGAACGTCTCGACGGGTTACAGAAAGAGAAATCAGAATTACTTTCTTCACTGATGGAGAAGCTTAACTGTGAGACCGAAGAAGATGTACGCAAGAACTTATCTAGCAATAGCAAGTTCGCAAAGATACTGCAAGACCTAGGCATTGAAGTGCCAATGAAGGTCAGCCCGACTACCGGCAAACAGATGCCGGCACTGGCTAAGAAGGACGAAGGGTTCATCGCGCTGTCCGAGAGCGAAGATACTTTTATACAACACTTGTGCGCTGTGCGACTTGGCACGAAGTCAACGCTTGAAGAGAAACGCATCGAGCGGTTCATGAAGATTGGCGAACGCAACAAGGGAATGATTCCCATCCCGCTGAAATATTATGGGGCACACACCGGCAGATGGTCTGGCACTGACAAGATTAACTTTCAGAACTTGCCGAGCCGTGACCCCAAGAAGAAAGCTTTGAAGAAAGCCATTGTGCCGCCCGAGGGTTACGTTGTAATCAACTGTGACTCATCGCAGATTGAGGCGCGGGTGCTACCTTGGCTTGCCGGCCAAGACGACATCGTTAAGCTGTTTGCTGATGGAGAAGATGTTTACTCTGTCTTTGCGTCTGCTGTGTACGAGCGCCCGATCAGTAAGAAGAATCCTGTGGAACGGTTCGTGGGCAAGACTTGTATTCTGGGCCTTGGCTATGGCACTGGGGCTTTAAAGTTACAACACACGCTAGCTACCACGCCCCCGGGTGTAAAGCTAACCGAGGACGAGTGCAAAGGACTCGTGACCAAGTACCGTCAACTAAACGACAAGATCATCGAGCTTTGGGCTGAGGGAGATCAGATGCTTGATGAGATGATGAACTCAAAGATCACAGAGCCCCGATCATTTGGCAAACACAACTGCGTGTTCTACGACAACGAGGGTTTGATACTGCCCAACGGCTTTCGTATCCGATACCCCAACTTGCGCCGTGAGTATGAGGACGGCAAGTCCAAAGTAATGTACGACTCACGCAAGGGCAAGGTTTCTATTTGGGGTGGGGCTGTGGTTGAGAACGTGGTTCAAGCTCTAGCAAGGATCGTGGTCGGCACTCAGATGGTTGAGATCAACGAGAAGTATCGCGTTGCGCTAACGGTGCATGACGCGGCTGTTAATGTTGTTCCTACGGATGAGACTGACGAGGCTGTGGCCTTCATAACTGGCATCATGTCTAAAGCCCCTGCGTGGGCGGTTGGACTGCCTGTCGCGTGTGAAGCCGGCGTTGGTGAAACCTACGGAGACTGCTAATGGACCGAAAACACGAACTTTGGCTAAGAAGGAACATTATAGATGTTCGGCCTTTTATGCTCCCTGTACAAAAAACATACGAACAAGTCCAAGCCGAGCAAAAGCGTAAGCAAGAACTCTTTGCCTCTGACTACGCTACCGAGAAGGCGGCGTCTAAGTTGGTTAGTGAGTTGCTAGATGAAAAGGGTTGGAGCTACGAACGTGAAGTCAAAACTGTAAGTGGCAAGGCGATTGACTTTGTTGTGACGGCGCAACATGAGGACCGTGAGATCAAGTTTGGCATAGAAGTTAAACGTCAGATGTCCCCACATTACCCCAACGGTTTGGCCGCAACAACTCTTGCAGATCACTTGGAGCAGGCGGCGGCTTATGCGCGTGACCTCAACATGCCTGTATTCATAGGACCGGTTCAATCAGACAAGTCACCAAGTAGCATGTACACCGGCGGCAAGATGGTCGACTCAGTGTGTGCTTTAAATATCTTTGGTGGTCGTATGAATGTTGGCACGTTCGTTGTTGGCAACACTTGGCACGGCGATAAGTTCTTCATGATCTTGCGCGGGGCATCCTTTTATGAGAACAAGTTCAATCCCAAGCGGTTGAATATGGTAACGTCTACTGGTTCTAAAAAGGAGCGAACAGATATATGAAAGCCAGTGAAATTAAGTGGTCGTATTCCGGCCTGAAAGACTTTGCCAACTGCCCAAAGCAGTACCACGAAGTCAAAGTTCTAAAAAAGTTCAAGAAGGAAGCTACCAAGCAAATGTTATACGGCACGGAGGTTCACACCGCGCTGGAGAACTACGTCAAGGACGGCACACCCCTAGCCAAAAACTATGAGCGGTACAAATCCCAACTCGATCCCTTACGCGAGATGGAAGGTGTCAAGTATCCTGAGCATGAAATGGCTCTGACCTACGAAAAGAAGGCTTGCGACTTCAGAGACCCTAATTATTGGGTTCGAGGCATCGCCGACCTGTTGGTGGTCAAGGATGATGTGGGTTTTATTGTTGACTACAAAACCGGAAGCAACCGCTATCCCGATCCCAAGCAGTTGCAGTTAATGGCTCTTATGGCATTTGAACACTTTCCGCAGCTGCAACACATCAATGCTGGCCTGTTATTTGTTGCACACAATCACTTTGTAACTTCTGAGTATTCGAGAGACAATATGGCCTTGTACTGGGAAGATTTTTACTGGAATCTTGAGCGTTTACGCTTGTCCCACGAGAATGATTCATGGCAGGCTAACCCTACGCCACTGTGCGGATGGTGTCCAGTAAAGACTTGCCAATTCCATAAGGGATAAATATGCCATACGTTAACAAGCCAAGACCGTACAAGAAAGAGTACGAGCAACAGAAGGCCCGAGGTGAGCACGAGCGCCGCATGGAACGCCAGCGCGGACGCCGTTCAATCGACAAAACCGGTACTGACGCCAATGGAAACGGCAAGGCAGACCGCCGAGAGGGTAAGGATGTAGCACACGTTCGCGCCCTAGACAAAGGCGGGTCGAACAAAGATGGTCTACGCATACAAAGTGTTGCTAAAAATCGCTCGTTCCGGCGCGATTCAAAGGGAAACCTTGTGTCTGAGACCAGCAAAAAAGAACGCGCTAGGTGAAAATACCTACGATTCCAAGTAAAAAATTACTTGACTTATAAGGTTTTGGCCTCATAATTCATTTAAGTTCAGCCGTTAGGCGTGAGTGGGCTGTATCGGGGGTTTGTTTTTGCAGGTTGTTGTTTGACCCCGTAAACCTCGTCAGTTAACCGGTGGACTCTCCTTGAAAGAATTTCCTGCCACGACAGGGTTAATCGTCTAGGACACGCAGACGCAAAAGCGATGTGGGGCAGGTGGAATCCCTGCAACATACAAAATTTAGTTTGAAAGGCAGTATGAATATAGTTGACAACACCGCACTGCGGTTCCATTGCTCTCATGATGTGGCTAAGCAAATTACCACATACATTGACAAGAGTGAGCTGATCGGAGCTGAAGGCGGGCACTCTGAGGTGCTGATGTATTGGGGCATCAACGAGGTGCAGAAGCTTGTTCGCTTACTGCCTGACTCCAATAAGATTCCATCTCCTATTGAGCGTGACTACCAATGGCCCGGCATGTTCACGCCGTTTGACCATCAACGCGACACCGCACGATTCCTGACACTACATCGCCGCGCCTTTTGCTTCAACGAGGCCGGCACAGGCAAGACTTCCGCCGCGATTTGGGCGGCTGATTACCTAATGGTTCATGGCTTGGTGAAACGTGTGTTGGTCGTTTGCCCCTTGTCCATCATGCAAAGCGCATGGCAAGCAGATTTGTTTAAGACAGTGATGCACCGCACATGTGGTGTAGCCCACGGATCAAAGCGCAAGAAAGTTATCAATGGTGGCTACGAGTTCGTCATCATCAACTACGACGGCGTAAACGCTGAGCGCGAAACAATCATGGCTGGTGGGTTTGATCTCATCATCGTTGACGAGGCTAACGCCTACAAAAACCCAAGCACTGTGCGTTGGAAGAATCTTGCCAAGATCATTCGCCCTGATACATATCTGTGGATGATGACAGGCACTCCAGCTTCTCAGTCACCCGAGGATGCGTTTGGTCTGGCCAAGTTGGTCAACCCCAATAACATTCCTAAGTACAAGACCGCATGGAAAGATGCAGTCATGCAACAGATCACTCGCTTCAAGTGGATACCCAAGCCACACGCCAAGGGTCTTGTGTTCAATGCTTTACAACCCGCGATCCGGTATGAGAAAGCCCAGTGTCTTGATCTGCCTGACCTGATGTATCAGACACGCGAAGTACCGCTCAGTGCTCAAGCCACGAGCTACTACAAAGAGTTGCGTAAGGAAATGCAGATCGAAGCGGCTGGCGAAACAATCAGTACAGTCAATGCGGCGGCGGCTCTTACGAAGCTCTTGCAGTTGTCGGGTGGCGCTGTGTACACCGATGACCACAACGTGATTGAGTTTGATATTTCACCGCGCTTGAACGTGCTTGGCGAAGTGGTTGATGAAGCGTCACACAAAGTTATTGTGTTCATTCCGTATCGCCACACAATCAAAGTGGTTCAGGACTACCTGACAAAGAACAACATAACGACTGAGATTATTTCAGGTGATGTGACTGCGTCTAACCGCGCCGCCATATTCAACAAGTTCCAAACAACCGACACACCACGAGTGCTGTTGATTCAACCACAAGCGGCATCGCACGGCGTTACGCTGACTGCGGCAGACACGATTGTGTTTTGGTCGCCTGTGATGTCCGTAGAAACTTATCTGCAATGCGTTGCGCGTATCGACCGCGTTGGACAGAAAAACAAGATGACTGTGATTCACCTCCAAGGGTCTGAGGTGGAGAAGCGCATGTACACAATGCTTCAGAACAAAGTGGACATGCACACTCAGTTGGTAGACCTGTACAAAGACGAAGTAGGAGAGAGTGTATGACCGATACGGGATCATTAGTAGAAGCGTACCTGACGATTCGCCGTCAACGTGAAAAGCTCAAGTCAGAATTTGAGGCGCAAGATGAAACGCTCAAAGCTGACATGGAGCAGATCGAAGCGGCACTCCTTGCAATTTGCAATGAGGCGAACGTGAATGGTTTAAAAACAGAACATGGCACTGTCACGCGACAGGTCAAGGAAAGATATTTTTGCACTGACTGGGATAACTTCAGGAAGTTTGTCGAGAACGAAGGCTCGATTGATTTGCTTGAACGCCGTATCCATCAGCGCAACTTCAAAGAATTTATGTCCGAGCGAGTGGGAGATGGATTACCGCCCGGTGTAAATGCCCTGCGTGAGTACGACATTGTTGTACGCAAGGCTTCTTCAACCAGTGAAACTTTAGTTTAAATTTAATTAGGAAACATCATGAGTAATGAACTCGCAAATATTTTTCAAAACGCCGGTGGTTTGATGGAATTGGGTCTCGACGAGGACACACTCGCCGTAGCCGGTAATGCCACAAAAGGCAACAAGCGCATTTCAATCGAGGGTCGCGTATTCCGCAAGATCGTCGGTGGTAAAGAGCAAAGCGTCAACACTGACAACTCTATGAACGTCATCATCGTCAAGATGGCCCATGACGCATCGCGCACCTTCTATAACTCTACCTACAAGAAGGGTGTGAAGTTGGCCCCTGCTTGCTGGTCAAACGACTCGAAGACACCTGACCCCGAGGTTAAATCTCCTTGTGCCGCAACTTGCGCTGAGTGCCCCAACTCAGTCAAGGGTTCAGGTCAAGGCGGTCAAGGTACTGCATGCCGTCTCTCTTGGAGAGCCGCCGTTGTATTGCCTAATGATCCTGATGGTGATGTGTATCAGTTGGTGTTGCCAGCTACTTCTGCGTTCGGCAAAGAAGAAAGCGGTAAGTGGCCTTTCCGCCCATACATTCAAATGCTTGCTAACAACAACGTGTCTGCCGGTCGCGTTGTGACCAAGATGCAGTTTGATATTAACTATCCTGTACCACGCTTGCTGTTCTCTCCTGCATCCGCAGTGCCTAGCGAATTGCGTGATGTGATTGTGCGCCAAGGTAAGACACCTGCCGCTGAAAACGCAGTCAAGTTGTCTGTGTTCAAGACTGACGGTGTTGAAGAAACTGAAGCGCCAGCACAGCCCGCCGCGCTCGCTGAAGCTGTTCCAGAACCCGTGAAGCGTGCATCCACAGCTAAAGCATCTGCTGAAGCCCCTGAAGATGTCAGCGACATCGTTAAGAAGTGGACTAAGAAGTAATGGCCCGTACATACAGCCCCGAACTACTAAGCATTGTTGATACGACAGAGGGGGACAATGTGGGCATCACGCTTGCGAAAGCGTGTATCGAAGCCAACTTGCCTGCCGCTTATGTGTCAGAGATTCTCGGTGTATCACGCATGGGTATTCATGCGTGGTTTCGGGGCGGGTATGTGCGCAGTGGTCGTCGTGAAAAAATCAGGTTGTTTCTGGAACTTTTAAAGGAGGACACTGACACGGGGCTCTTGCCAGCCAAGAACCTCAAAGAAGCCCGTACATACACCGAGAACATCCTCGGTCGCGCAGTTACCACAGCTTCTAAAAAGTCGGGTTAATAGCCCATATTGTTTTCAGGCGAGGCCGGACCTCGCCTTTATTGTCTCTGCGATTATGAACGAACAATTTTTTGATAAGGTATTGCCAACGCAGGGCAACATTTGTGTAGTCGGAATCAAGGGCGAGATAGTGCGCCCTAAATTCTCAGAGTATTTGAGTGAAGCGATTGACTTCATGAAAGACTTTGATGCTGGTGACTTCAACACATTTTTTGCGCTTGGGACATTTGAAGGGTTGAATCGAAAAGCTAACGCATGTATTTTTATGCGTTCATTTTTTGTTGACCTAGACTGCGGCGCGGACAAGCCGTATGCGACTTGGGAAGACGGTCTAATCAGCTTGCATAAGTTTCTTAGCGCAACTGAACTTCCAAAACCAATCATCGTGAACTCTGGTAACGGCATACATGCGTACTGGCCTTTCACTGCTGATATTCCAACTGACATTTGGAAGCCCTATGCTGAGAAGTTCAAACAGTATTGTTTGGACAACGGTCTCAACATCGACGAAGTAGTTACGGCAGATGCCGCAAGGATTCTACGAGTCCCCGGAAGTCGTAACCTTAAACGCACCCCCATGCCTGTTGAAGTAATACAGGATGCTGAACCAACTGAGTTCAGTGATTGGGAAGACTTGCTCGGCAAAGTTGAAAAGGCATTTGACCTGAACCAAGTCGAGAAAGGTCTTGATGACGAGACCAAAGCGCTGTTTGACAAGATGAACGGCAATTATGAATACGTCTTCCAGAAGCTTGCGGAGGATAGCTTAGAAGGATCAGGCTGTGCACAAATTAAATACATTCTCGAAAACGCGGCTAGTTGTCCAGAGCCACTGTGGTACGCTGGACTATCTGTCGCCACAAGGTGTGTTGATGGCGACTCTGCCATACATCTCATGTCGGAAGACCACCCCGACTACACCCGCGACGAAACCGAACGAAAAGCAGAGCAGTCAAGAAGCGAAGCGGCTTGGGCACACAGTTGCGACGCCTTTGAGCGGGAGAACAGGGCTGGATGCGTTGGATGCCCTCACAAGGGAAAGCTCGGAAAGTCAGGGCCTATTATGCTTGCCCGATCCATCAAACTCGCAGTCGAGTACACCGAGTCCTCTGACGGAACTTCTAGCGATGAAGGGAGCGAAGCCAAAGATGAAGCGCAACCAGATGGGGCCAAAAAGGACCCCAAGAACCTCCTAGTCTTCCCAGAGTTTCTTAAGCCATTCTTTCGTCCAATCAACGGCGGTGTGTTCTATCAGCCACCACCACGCATGAACAAGGACGGCAAGAAAATTCAAGACCCGCCTGAGATGCTGACACCGAACGACGTGTACCCCATTCAGCGTTTGTTCAGCCCCCACGATGGTGAATGCCTTATTGTTCGCCTGCACCTGCCACGAGATGCGTCTCGGGAATTTATGTTGCCGTTGAAAGACATCGGCGCACTAGACAAACTTAAAGCTACCCTGCTATCTAACGGCGTTGCATTTGAACCCACGCTCGCTCCCCGACTGGCAAGTTACTTTATGAAATGGACTAGCTATTTAATCAATACACAAAAGGCAGACATTATGAGAATTCAACAAGGTTGGACAGAAGACCACGAATCGTTTGTTATCGGCACTCAGGAAGTATTCAAGGACGAGATCAGGCATTGCCCTCCGTCACCCATGTCCAAGAACATTGTGCGCTACATCAAGAAAAGCGGCACGTTTGAAGGCTGGCTTACGGCGGCGCGTATGCTCAACGACCCGGGCTATGAGTTCCATGCGTTTACATTACTCTGCGGATTTGCTACACCACTGATGGAGTTCTCCAACGTCAACGGCATTGTGCTCTCTCTGCATGGTGAGTCAGGTGTTGGCAAGACAGGCGCTTTGTATTCAGCCATGAGCATCTGGGGCTCACCTGAAAGTTTGACAGTCAACGACGCTACGCCCAATGCGCTGACACAGCGTATGATTACATCTAAGAATATTACGTTTGGTCTTGATGAGCAGACCAACTTAGACGGCAAAGTGGCATCTGATGTAGTCTATAAAACTTCTGCCGGACGTCCAAAGATCAGACTCCAAGCCTCATCTAACCAAGAGCGTGAATCAGAGTTCATCACCCGACTGATTGCGATTGTCACCACAAACAACTCCTTGGTCGACATCATCTCAACATACAAGGCAAACACAAGTGCTGAAGAGATGCGTATCCTTGAGCCGTTTATGACCCGACCAAATGTGCAAGGTTATGAGCTGACTCTTGAGCGTGGCAAGGACATGTTTGATGCGTATCACTATCACTACGGACATGCCGGCGTTCCATATGCACAAGAGCTGTTGAAGCTTGGCAAGAAAGAACTGACTCGCCGTATCCACATCGAGTTCATGAATGTCGCAGACAAGTATTCAAAGAGCGGTGAGTATCGCTACATCGCCAGTCTGATTGCCAACGTGTACGTCGCAGAGCGCATTGTGAGGGAGCTTGGCTGGTTTGAGTTTGACATGGTACGCATCATGAATGTGATCGGCGGCGCGTTCAACGACATCATCAACGGCAAGCGTAAGTCTGACTCCAATACCCGCGAAGATGTTCTGGGCGACTTCATCAACAAGAACATCCAAAATATGTTGGTTGTAAACAACGGTAAGGTTTCCACAGCGCCCCGTGGTCCTCTGTACATTCGCGCTGAAGTTGAGGAGAGCACAATCTTTGTGTCGACCTCGGCACTGAAATCCTACCTGCATGAGATCAAACTTGGTATCAAAGAGTTTGAGACACGCCTGACCGATGCCGGTATCTTGAAAGGTAAGTTGCGCAAGCAAATGGCGGCTGGATGGTCTGACGCTGTTGGCAGTACAAACGTACAAGCCTATGCTTTTGAAACTGACTTGACCCACTTAATCAAAGATGAGCAAGAAACTACCGACGGAATCAGCACCGCTGAATGAACCTGAATGGCTCTTCCCCTACGAGTACATGCTTGTGGGGGAGAGTTTCTTTATCCCAACAATGCGCCCCGCATATATGGGGTACATCATCGACACTACATCCAAGAAAGCCGGAGTAAAGATCAAAGCCTTTACTCGTAGGGAAGACGGCGTTCTTGGTGTTCGTGCTTGGCGTATCGGTTAGGGTTCAACACCCATCATCTTGAAGTCTTCAATGATGCCGCGCTTGACTAAGTTCTGGAAATTAACAATGTTCTTAACAGCTTCATTGCGATCTTTGGGGCTTAGTCCCGGCATGCGGCGGTAGATGTTTGCCTCTTCCCGCAGTTTCTTCAAGTCTTGGTTAACTACCTTGTTGTAGTGCTCAACCAAGAATTCGTCCATTGGGTTCTTCTCGACATATTTTGCATATGCCTCGGGATTTGCTTCCCTGAACATATTGAGTCTCTGTTGCTTAGCCAAGATTTTCTTCTCGACTTCTGAAAACTGCCGTGCGTCGTAGTTTGACGGTGCGCCAAAGAAGCTATCAAAGAACACAGTATCAGTCTTAGGATTGAATGCCTTCTCACCAGCCGCAAGCAGTCCGAAGTTGTATCCAGTCTGAGCCAAACGCATCAATCCATCGCCATAGTTATTAGCGAAGAAGTACATTGTGTTTGGACTCCAGTCAACCGCGCCTCCTGTTATGTCGGCAAGAGTGCGAGCCGCAGTCTTATACAGCTCAGGGATTCTGTCGCCGCCTGTGTAAGCATCGCCGTAGCGTGACTGACGGTTGTTATATATCTCACGACCCAGACCGTCGATGTTCATAACCCATTCAAGGAACGGACGTGCAACGGAAGGTGTAGCGGAGTCCATCGCCCATGCTGGGAAGTTGTCTATCGGATTGATACGCGATACCGGCAGCGGCAAGAACGAGTCCAGACCTGTCGTCACGATATTGCTGAGAGCATCTTTAACGGATGAGTTGCCTGTACCCAGCGCCATGACCTGTGCGCCAGCAGATGCGAATGCGCCAAGTCCAAAACCCCAAGGAATCTGGATTGGTGTTTCCATGCCGGGGATGTGGAAGCGAGCGTAGCGTGACCAGCGATTTGCGTCGTCAGTAGCAGTGCGGTTGCGACCCAGATCGTCATCGTCAGACAGCGCCATAGACATCAGGTATATCGCACTGCCCATACCGAGCAAGCCCAGCGTCATTGCAGTGGCGGCCTTCTTCTGATCGTTGTACTTCTTTAAGAACTCGGCACGGGCGACCTTATCTTTCTGAATGTACTCAGGCAGTTCTTTCAGAGCCTCTTCAGGATCACGGAGCATTGGTCCTAATGATTCAATAGCGCGTACAGCGCCAGTAGCGGCTGGACGGAAGAACATGAACGCCGCACCAGCGGCACGACCCCACTCACCGACCTGTTCAAAGTTGGCAAGGCCCTTGGCGTAAGCGGCGGCTTTAGTCTGCGCTTCAGCGGGAGAAAGGTTTTCTGCCAATGCCTGTGACTTAGCAATACGATACGCCGCAGTGCGGCTTGCCAATTCAAACATGTCAGTCCAGATGTCAACAAACTTGTCGATCTGATCCTTGGTCTTCAAGATGCCGGTACGGTCAAGCGACTTTTGCAACTCTTTGAATTGACCCTTAGAAGAAAGACCGGCAAGGTACGACACTTTGCCGCCCTGTTCGATGTACTCAAGCATGTCGCGTACATAGTCACTCTTATTGGCCATCGCTTTGATCTGGTCAAACTTACCGTTCTCATACAGCGATGCGACTTTAGCGGCGCGGAACAGGCCACCACTTGCTACGTCTGTAGCAATAGCACCGATGAATTGAGCGGCAGCTTTTGGCCCCATCTCAACACCGATTGTGTAGGCGTTTGTTAAAGCGTCGCGGAAGAAGTTAACCGGCGCGAACGCTACGTTGTAACGAGTGTGCATTTGACCCACACCGCTAGTGATGTGGTTCAGCATGTCGATGATTGGCTGAGACTGCTCGTAGGTACGGCGGATAGCGTTGCGTTGCGCCTTGTCATAAATTTCAATTACATCAATACTGCCATCCTTGTTGTAATGGAAGATTACGTTTTCTTTCTTTTCTTCAGCAAGGTTCAAAGATTTGTAGCGATCTGCAAATGGAATGTTTTTAATAACTTTACCACTGAGCAATTGATTACCGTCTTTATCCTTCTCTACAGCATTCTTAATCGCAAGAGTCACATCTTTACGACCAGCGCGCATAGCGGCGCGTGTTGCATCAGTCAACGATTGAATGATGGAGTTATCGGCGTCAGTCTCACGACCTTCAAACGGATTTTGAACTTCTTGGTGTTCACGACCTAAGCGCTTGCTGTTGAAATCAAGCATTTGATCGGCTTCATTGGTGTACTTTTCTTTACCAGCAAAAGGCACGTAGTTATCCCAGTTGTAGAAATCCACAACACTCTGCACGGGCGCTGACCAGTAGTTAGCTTCTTTATTCAGCTCTTTCGTGGCTTCTTGCAAGTCCTGCATGGCTCTAATAACTTTATCCACTTCCTTTTTATTAGGATCATTCTCGTAAGAGTCAATAAAGTTCTGGATGGACTTAGGTGTGTAGCCACCGATGACGTTGTACTCTTCGTTGTTGCGATCAACAGACTTGTATCCGTTGGGGCTTGAGCCAGTTGGATCAACGTATTTGGCTACAACATTGTTAAGCGCAGTGCGGGCAGTTTCAATTTGTGTTTTAGTCAATTTGCCAGACAACACTTCATCCATAATGCGCTGACGGAACTCGGCGGGGCTCATGACTTCTTTGCCAACCTTCAGAATCTTGTCGTTGCTAAGCGGTACATTCATCATGTACTTCACATCACGACGCTCACCCTCGTGCAGACCCATCAGGTATACATGTAAACGCTCGGTCGCTTCCTTTGAAGTCAAACCTGAAGCCTTGGCATACGCACCGATTGCACTCTGCATCTCACTTGCTGGAGTATTTACTCTGGTCAAGTACAGGTCTTTGGCACGAGAAGCGGCCAACGCAATCTGCGTATAGATGTTGTTGAGTTTGTCACCGCTGAAGATAATCTTACCGGCACGGGTCAAGCCATCTTCCCAGTTCTTAATTGCATAACGGGCGTTCTGGAACTTAGTGACCAAGTTCATACCGCCTTGGCGCGTAGTGAACAGTCTGCGCAGCGCATTGATTCCACTTGTCTCAGGAATCTCATTACGCTTGACGGCTTCTTCAGTCGTCACATCAACTTTGTTTTTGGCCTTCTGCGTAGTTGGAGCGGCGGCTCCAGTAGCCTTGGCTGACAATTCAGACGCGGCTTCAATGCCTTCTTTACCGGCAAGGCGCTCAATACCACCTTCAGGTGCGGCAAGAATATCTTGGAAAGCGGCGGCAGCTTCTAACAGCAAGTTGCCTTTGTAACCGGGGGAACGCAGAATCTCACGGCGTAAGTTTGTAACGCCGCGCTCGTTAACCAGCTCATCTTTTAGCGGAGGAATCTCAGCTACTTCAGCTTCTTCTGGGCTATCAAACAAAGACTCAGGCGCAAGCGCTTCCTTCTCAGCAAGGTCTAGTTCACGCTTTTCTTTTTGCTCTCTTGGAGCAATAGTTTTACCTTCGGTCGGTTTCTTGGGTGCGCCAGTCTTTTCAGTTGGCATCAAGATTTTTTCACGAGTCTGTTCTGGACGGAACAGCTTGTACATGAATGCCAAAGTACCTGTGAAGTAATCCCACAAGTTATCAAACATGCTGTCGTACGAACCTTCGCGCACACCAGTCTCGCGCTCAAGTTGCAGTTCTTCAGACTGTTGTCCTGTCTTGGCTGTGGCAAAAGCTAAACGAGGTATTTGAATGCCAGCTAATTCGTTTTGGAATTCTGCGTCAGTCATTGCATAAGCAATAAACTCGTAGAGGTTGTCAAAAGCGTTGGGATATTTATCGCCAAGCTTAGCTTTAGCGGCACTCGCAATATCAACCAAACGTTCAACAGACGCCGCTACACGCGGATCAAGCTTTGTTTTATCAGTAAAGAACTGATGGATAATTTTTACGGTAGCCGCGTGAGTCAGCTCGTGCAAAATCGTAGCTTCATCCAAACCGTAAGGGCCAACATACAGAGTGTTTGTATTGGCATCGTATTTGGCGATCTGCTCATGCACCATGTTCTTGTCGAACACGACATTAACTTTGAGGTCGGCAATATTAGCTAACTTGCCGGCCAACGCACGGAACACACCCATCGCAACAGAGTCACGAATGTTGATGACCTTACGGCGCATCACATAGGTGGGGTTGCCCTGCTTGTCAGTTTTGCCTGTCTTGACGCGCTGCATTTCATAGCCGCGCTTTAACTTCAGACCATGACCTTGTGTGCTCAGGTACTCCAACACACCTTGAATGTCGCCACGTGCAAGCTTCTTCAGAATATCAAGCGGAAGCACCTGCCCTTTACCGGCAGGTTGTGATTTACGTGCACGCTCACCAGCGGCAAGCATTTCTTGTGTTGCACGGCTTTCTGATTCTTGCAAACTTTCACGCGAGCTTTTTGCCGCCAAGTCTTTCTGAACTTGTTTCTTTACGGCACGGAACGCCATGTCCTGTTCAAGAACGGTATCTGTCTTGTTTACATCAGCGTATGCTTTGCGTGCTTCAGGTGACAAATCACCCCAAAAAGGGAATTCATAGGAAAGGCCAGTCTTTTGACTAAACGCGCTACGCTCACGGTTATAACTCTCTCGCGCTTTAGCTTCGCCTTCAAACGTTCCTTCTGCGGCTTTGCGTGAATCACGGTAGTCAGCCAATGCTTGCACCGCTTTGTCGTGTTCAACCTGATTGTTCTGCCGAATGTTGTCACGGAAATAAACGCGGCGCTCATCGTCCTTCAATTCTTTGTAGGCAGGTAGCGGCTCTACACCTTCTTCAAGTGTGGCGTTGTATTCTTGACGAGTTTCTTCGTACAAGTCACGTTGTTCTTGTGGAGGGATGTAGCTCTTCTCTTGCTTTAGTTCTTGACCGGCAATAGTTTGTTCGCCAACGGCAGACAAGGGCTGTGTCTCACGCTCTTTCTCAAATGCAATAGCGGCGCGGATGCGCTGTCCAAAAGCCTGCTGTCCTTCACCATCACGTTGTGTTAAACCATAGCGTTTACCAAGAGCGGCAATCTGCTCGTCTTTTGCAATCTGAGCTTGGGTACGACGTGCTGTACCAACTGAAGGAAGACCATCATCTCCAAAGAGATTATTAAGCAAGTCTTCGTCTTGTTGCGCAGCGGTCTTTACTGCTGGGGCTGCGGGCTGTTTTTGTCCTTGCGCTTCTGTTTGCTGGGCTTGAGTGGTTTGAGTGCCAAGTGCTTCTCCTGTACTTACTGTAGCGGGTTCTGTTCCTTTTCCTTCAGCAACGCCTGTAGCATCCGGTCCAGTAGAAACCATTCCATCTCGTTTAGCTTCTCCAGCTCCTGCGGTGGCGGAAACGTCGACGGCTGATTGTGGAGGTAGCGTAGTGCTCTCTCCAGCTGTTTGACTGATAAGTTTTGCAGCATCTTCCGCTCCCTTCGGTGCGACTTTGGATAACGCATCGTCAATCTTAGCCTTAAGCTTTTCGTTTTTCTTACGTTTGCCAGTAAGGAGACCACGCTCGGAGTCTGTAAGCGTTGTGCCACGAGACTCCATCTCTTTGATTTCGGCGTCGCGTTTGTCGTACTCAGCCTGCATACCCATGATCTGTGGGCTGCGCTGGACTTCAGCTATGTCTTGTGGAGCTTGCTCTGACACAGTACCAAGCGGCACTTCTTCAAATTCAGTGTCGATGACCGAAGGCTTGCCTTCTGTTTTAGCTTCTTTACTAGCGGCAGCTTTAGCGTCATCAACTAGAAGATCAGTTTCTTCCCGCTTCTTTTGCTCTTCTTCGCGCTGCTTGAGCGTTTCTTGTCTTAAGACTTCATCACGTATTTGTTCATCGGTCTGACGGCCCCCAACGATACCAGTTATGCCACCCATGCCAGCCGCGCCAAGCGTAGCCATCGCAGCGGTTTCGCCCAAGCCCGAAGTCAAATCACGGTCAAGGCCAGCGGCACGAGCTGCGATGTTTTGCGCAAGGCGACCACCAACTTCCTCGACGTTCTCACTAGGTGTTTCTTTGATTGCACCTGATACAGCACCACGTAAGATACCCTTACCGGTTTTCTCACCAGCAAGCACGCGCTCTAACGCACCAGCTCCGGGGAGGTAGCGGTTAGCCAGAATAGACAGGGCATAGCCTGAAGCACCGGCGGCTCGTGCAAGGTTGATTGTTTCTGCGGCAGCTTGCTCGGCAGGCATCTTCTTAGATAACTCTGCATAAATATCGTCGTATGCGCCAGCGCCAATATCCGCGCCCTGTTGAACAGCGCCAGTCTGTATAGCGGCTGTTGCACCAGATTTAATAGCAGCTTTTTTAGCGGCGGCTTCAGCGGCCTCTTTTGCCGTACCCTTGGCCAGTTCTTTGGCTAAGACACTACCAGAAGTAAGCGCGGCTGTACCACCACCTGTAATGGCGGCAGGGATAATCTGTGGAACTTGTTCAGCTAAGAATGATGTCAATAGCGCTGGGTCAGAAACAGTCTCGCCAAGAGCCGTCTTAAATGCTTCAAACTGACCTTGCTTTTCTGCCTTGGCTACCTTCTCGGCACGGGCTTTCTCACGAGCCAGCAAAGACGCGGACTTCAAACCCTTTGCATATTCTTCAATCTCTTGGCCTGCGCCTAACGCGCCTGTCTTAGAAAAATCGCCTGTGGCCAAGCCGTAGAGCTGGCCGGGAAGTTGGACAAGACTGCCGATACCGCCCAGACCAGCCGCACCAACATCTGAAAATGCCTCACCCAAAGAACGTTCTGGAATTTTAGGCGCGGCAGGTTTAGCGGCAGGCTTTTGATCCTGCATGTGGGTTGTGTAAGCCCATTGCCACGCTGTATTCTCATCCGGTGCTTCAACTTCGTATTTAGCGCCTTCAACGTTTACAGCAAATTTAGCCATCAGCCAATCCTTTTAACAGCGTCCTTGGGCGGAGGAGGTATGTTAGTAGCTCCAGCCATTCCGCTACCTATCTTACTGGTAGCATACGCGGCCATTTTAGCTTGTTGCTCACTAAGTTGGTCAGCTATTTTTTCACGTTTAGCTTCATCTGTAGTGGCCATCATTTGTAAATCAAGCATTCCCTTCATCTTGCTCATTCTCTGCCACTCAGGGTCTTTATTAAGCAATGCCTCATTCTGTAATTGCAGTTTGGCTAGGAATTGATTTTGGTCTTGAATACGTCGAGCTTTTCTTTCTTCCAGCATAGCGGCGGCGCTTTGAGCACGACCAGCGGCGGCGTCTTTTGAAGCTTGTAAACGAGCCGCATTAGTTGCGTCAGTAGCAACTAAGCTAGTTGCACTAGTAGCTGCGGCGCGGCGGCGTGCATCAACTTCTTTGTATGCGGCCATGCCTTCTTTGACCAACTCTTTGTTACCGCTAATTTTGGCATCAGTGATGACATCGCGTAAACGATCCAACTCGTCAGCGTACTTCATGTCTTGTTCAGCGTAAGCTTCGCGTGCTCTTGTAGCACCAGCGCCCATTTGACCCAGCACCATGCCAGCGCCACCACGGATAGGAGCACCGCTGAGAGCTTGCAGACCTTTGACCCATTCAGGAGTACGGGCAGCTTTAGCGGCTTCAATAGCCGCAGCGCGAGAGTCAATACGCCCTTGCTTTTCAGCAAGAAGCGCATCAAGACCAAGAGTTTTCTTAGTCCAGTCAACTGCTTTTTGGCGCTCGTCTTCAGGCTTGATTCCAAGTTCGCCACGCAAGTAAGCTTCTGTAATACCGCGCAAGCTAGTTGGATCAACTTTTTCTGTAGCTGGTTGCGCAGGGCCATTACCAATACCGACGTTAGTTCTAGTAGAAGAGGGCGCGGCAGGAGCAACTGCTTGGTTAGGTTGCAAAGCAGGGTTTGTATTTTGACCTGTTTCCGCACGCGAAGCGGCTAAAGCCAAGAGTTTTTGAGTTTCAGGATTAGCATCTGCGGTTGCTTGCTGCTTCTGCTTTTGCTGCATTTCTCCGCTTGTTGGGCTACGCAACATATCCGTAAATGGGGTTGGGCTAAACCTGAATTTATTACCAACTTGATCGTCTGTTTGTGTATTGATGTTTTCTCCAGTCAAAGCACTACCGACACGATTTAAGAAACGTTCTAAACCTGTACCAGCGTCTGCGGCCAAGTTATATCCAGCGGCTACCGGCAGTTGGACAATATCAGCTAACGCTGCTGGGAACCCAAGAAGCGCCCTACGATCTTCTTCACGCTGTTTGGCTTTTTCAGCATCTTTGTCTTCAACCTTGCTTCCTTTAGTACCATCAAACGCAACAATACCGCCGTTGGCGTAGTTCGTACCAAGGTTAGAAACTAATCGATCAATACTGCCGCCGCTGGCCGCCATTACAGGGCGTTGCATCATCTGCTGTGGCACTGCTGCGGGTTGGGTTTGCGCTTGCATACCACCAACAATCTGTTTCAGTTTATCCATAACAGTTTGCTGAGCGCCACCAGCTTGCATGGCTTGTTGGCCTGCGAAAGCATTACGCAACTCAGCGATCTTTTGAAGCGCAATTGCTTCTTCCAGATCAGCGGGGATAGACCCCGGAGGCTGTTGTTTTTGCGCTTGCTGAAGGTTTGCTGCCAAAGGCTGTGGATTGCCTTTGTACGTATCTACTAATTGGTCGATTCCGCCGTTCATATTATTTCCTTATCAGCCAATGCCTAATTTTTTCAGTGCCGCTTGCAGATCAGCGAAGCTTGTATTACTTGTAGATGGCAACATTCCAGCTACGCCACCAGCGCCTGAAAGAATCTGTTGTAGTGTACTAGGTTGTGCAACGTTATACGACTGCGCAGCCAACGGCAAACCCTGTAACAGTGATTGCTGAAACTGAACCATCTTGTAAGGGTTAGAACGCGCTTCTTCAAACTGCGCTTTGTCTGCGGCAATGCCTTCAGACTCGATACCGCGCTGTACGTTACCGGCTTCCATCTGAGCGGCAAGATTAGCCAGACCAGCTTGATTCTGCTGTAAGCCAAGTTGACCCTGAGCTTGTGCTCCTTGCAGGCCAGTCTGCAAACCTTGCAATCCGTATGTAGCACCGAACTGAGCTTCTTGAGCTTTACGTGCTTGGTCAGCGTTGAACTGCGCCATAGCTTTGTCGTATGCAGTGCTGTAGCCTTGACCGGTAATATTGGCCAAGTTAGATGCCAAAGTACGCTGTGTTTCTGCATCAAGAATGGCTTGACGGCCACCACCAAATGCGCCTGCGGCAGTCATCTTGGCAGCGTTGCCCTGCTGTGTGAGCTGTGATTGACGACGAGCCTCTTCCAACTGAGGCTTGAGCGCCGACTCCAAGTACGGGTTCATGTATGACGCAGCTTGCGTAGCATCAAACGAAGACGTGGCAGGCGTGTAAGTCAGACCCTTTGCTGTATTTGCAATGTCACCAGCAGTGCCAGCCGCAGTGCCAATACTTGTTGGTGTAGTCAGACCTGTCGCAGTTTGGAACGCGCCCGTTTGCAGTGGCGATGCGCCAGCAGTCAAAGGACCTGTGTATGCCTGATATGGCAAGTTAGCCAGAGCTTGGCCTTGGCCGAGCATGCCGCCCACATAAGGACCGACCCAGTTAGACAAGTTAGATTCTGTGCCTGTAGCGCCAGCACTAATAGCTGAGCCTACGCCTGTAGCGCCACCAGTCTGAAACTTCTTAACACTGCCACCCGCAGCGTACTTAGACGAAGCCAAACCACCGGGCATGAACTTATCGGGGTTGATCTTCTTGCCTTGTTTCTTCGTGCCAGTGCGTGCCATACGAATCTTATCCATCATTTGATAAAGCTTTTTAGCACCGGCATCGGAGTTGCCGTTACCCATGTGAGACACAACGTCAGCAGGAATAACAAACTCGCCGTGGCTTAAAGCGGCGGGCTGATCTGCACCAATTTGTGCTGGAAGTTTATCAGCCATACCATCTGTTTGGCCTTGCAAATAACGACCTTTTGCCATAGCAATCTCTCCGCCTTCTGCATAACCAGCTTGGCTTTTGATGTAATTCCAATCTTCATCTTTAATCGTGCCGTATTGCTTGGCGGCGGCTTCACGCAGTTGAGCGTCAGTAAAGCCTGCGTCACGTTGTGCGTCATACAGTTTAAAGATGTCGGTCTCAGTCATGCCAGCAGTAGACTTGGGCAGTTGTGGCGTGTATGCGGCTTCTAATGCTGTTTTACCAGCGTCAGTAGTAAGAAACTTTTGCGCCGCAGCAATATCGGCATCAGAAACACCAAAATCTTCTTTTGCTTTTGCACGAGAAAACTCTTCCAAATAATTGGGAGTCGCCGTATCGCGTTTCTGATCTTCAATATATTTGTTGATGTTGTTGTAGTATGCATCCACGCCCATACCATTCAACAAAGCCTCTTGATAACCTTTAGACAGCGTAGTGCCAGTCAAGGCTTCTTTAATATCGCCCGTGCTTACGCCAGACGTTTTAATGGCGTCTTGAATCTGCTTAGCCGTGGCGTAAGGATTGTCTTGAATAAACTTTGTAATGCCAGCAGTCTGCTGAGCATTGGCCTCTTTCAAGCCCATACCATGTGACAACGCATAGATGTCCGCGGCAGACAAAGCTTTGTTTGCGCCCAGAGCAGTCTGCAAGTCAGTCTGCGACACTTTGAACTTAGACATAGCAGCGTCAAGGTCTGCTTTGCTCATGTTAGGGTTGTCTGCAATCCACTGATTGATGGAGTTCAAATACTGCTGAGGGGTAAGGCTCTTGCGCCAATTCTCAACCGCCAACGCATCTTTTTGCGTTTGGGTAAGCCCAGTAATACCGCCAGTGTTTGTACCGCCCGTATTTGTAACATTGGTATTGCCAGTAACAATGTTTGAAATGTTTGTAGGAACACCGCTGTTATTTGTGCCAGACAAATTAGTCCAAGGATCAGTGCCAGTAGCCAAACGTGAATAAGTTACATCACCGCCGTAGTTGATACCACCTTGGCCGGGGCGACGAGGAGAACCGTCTGGGTTAGTTGTAGGCGGTGCAGTCAGCATTGTGCGTGAAGCGCCCATGAGCGGAATACCACCTTGGTATCCCGTAGGAGTTGTTTTAGCATTCATTGCGCCCAGCAAACCAGCCAAGCCACCACCCACAGCGCCAAGGGCTTGCAAGTTCAAATTGCCGCTCTTATCTGTAAAGAGACCCTTTACAGTATTAAGCAACGCACTAGGGTTCTCGTAAGTATTTGTAAGACCTGTACCAGTGTATGCGCCGGGCATAACGTAGTTGTTAGATGTGTTGCCAGCAGGAGCGTTATCCCCACCAGTATCGGCGTTAATCAAGTACCGAAGGTCAGGCGTGCTTACTGTGCTCAAATTGCTTGAGTTGTCGGGGATAGTAGTGCCAAACTCTTCACCGTACTTTGTTGGATCAGCCATTTTATTTTCCTTTGTTCCCGCCAAGGGACAGTAGTTTGTAAGCAATGTCTTGCCCAAACAATTCTTCCATCAATTTTATGTCAGCATACGGGTCTTGGCTAGCCGCTTGTTGCATACCGCCTAAGCCTAAGTTTGCCAAAGCCTGCTGCGTGGTTTGAGTACCCGCTGGTGTAACTGTTTTGGTCCCGCCGGGCGTGACTGTTTTAGTCGGCGTGATAGTTTGCAAAATGTCTTCAATCTTGGTGTCAAGGTCAAGCTTGTCGATCTGGTCTGGCGTAATGAAGTCAGGGATGTCAGACACAATGTCTTTGGTACGTATGCCGGGTACATCCGTTTTGGGACGATCGTCCGTGATTGTCATTTCTGGAATGTCTTCTTCCACGGTCTGCATGATGTCAGGCGTTCCAAGGATGTCAACCAAAGAGCCGGGGCGTTTTGCCACAGTCTCCAATTCAGGGATGTCTTCTCCCTGCGTAAACACAGAAGTGCCGCCATCAACGGCATAAGGAGACAACATACGAAGCAAAGAGTCAATATTCTCTGGCTCTTCACGAACAGTCATTTCACCTGTAGTCGGGTCAATGTATCCTTCACCACCGGGTTGGAAGTAGCCTTCAATAAAGTCTTCTGGGTTGGCTTCAAAACCCGCAAGGGAGGACTTCAAACTGCCGCCCTTATCGCCCGCTAAGCCCTTGATTGCATTGAAGATTTGGCGCTCATCACCACTTGCCAGAGCCTGCGCTGTGCCAACGTTCTTAAACACGTCACCAATAGACATGCCTGTATCACCAATTTGCGTGCTACCAACGTAAGGTGACGCCAGATTTGCAGCGCCCGCTAGGGTTGGGTTTTCTGCAAACTTAAGCGCCTTAACTGCATCGCTAACTGTAAACCCAGTATCGCCTAACTGCATGCCGCCTGCGCCCGCAGCACCACCAAGCAAAGCGCCTTTGAGAATGTCTTGGTCTGTAAACGCGGCATTTGCCCCGCCCAATAACGCACCGCCTGCACCAGCAGCAGCATTGCCAGTCAAACCAAACAAGCTATTACCCAGCATCCCAGCACCGCCACCCATTGTGGCTGCGCCCATGATAATTGGGCCCAGAACATCCCAATCTGTAGTTTGTTTTTCAACGTGGACTAGATTGCCAGAGGTATCGTAGAAATAATTCTTGTTACCTTCAGACCTTTGAAACCCGCCAAGCTTGTCTTCTGGTTCCGCATAGATGGGTGTGGCGTTTTCACCTTGGCCTTCGTAGCCAATAATCTGCGGTTGGTTTTCATACGCAGTCCAGCCGTCGCCCAACTGAACGGGGATGTAGTCAATGATGTCGCCTTGTTCGGTTTGCGTGACACGCTGCTCCATCGCGCCTTTTTCGCCGTACAGAGCTTTAAGTTCGTCTAAGGATAGTGGCATGTTAGACCTTGATCTTTAGGCTGTCGTCAGCCGTGTCTCGATACACCTCGCCTACACGCAGGTTAGCCAAGTCAGCATCTGTTGGCAGGGTATCAATGTTAATGTTTAGCTGCGCAATGTTTAGCGGCTGCACAGCGTTTATACGCTGGAAGAACAAGTTCAACACGTTCAGCATCTGACCCATGTAGACCGCATCGTACTCTTGCGGAGGAGCCGGTAGGCGTGGTGGCGAATCGCTGAACAAGCTCATGTGTTGCCTCTTCGTCCATCTGTTTTAATGTCAATACGAGGTGCACCCAACTGCCACGTAGTGCCAATCTGGGTAGATTCCATCTGGAATATTAACTGACGGCCACGGACACGGATGTACACCTGACCTGTAAACTCTTCTACCGGCGCGGTGGCAATACGTTGAATTGAAGCGTTGCTTGTGCCGGCTGTAGAACGTGGATCGTTAGCGCCTGAACCTGAGTTCTGATACGGGATCAGAGTCATAGTGCACTGAGGTGTACCGCTTGTAGAGCCACGGAATGTCAAGTCAGGCAGGACACGCCAGATAAAGCCAAAGTTATGACCGTCGTCAATGTCAAACTCGGATGAAGCAATTAAAGCCTCAATAGGCGCAGTGGTTGCTGTAGAGTTGTCGTCTACGCCAACCTCATGGAAGACCAAGTTATTGATGTACGTGGCCGCAATCGGGTAGTTCAACAAGCCTGAATCAAGCCACGCAGATCGTGCCATCGTGCCGTAGTACCAGATGTCTTCAAGGTAGTTGTAAACCACATACTTGTCTACGGTGTTGCTACCGGCAGAACAATAGAACCACCAAGCCTCATTAAAACCTTCATTGGTTCCGGCAAACACTTGAGATGCCTGCGTTAAGTTAATGTCGCTAAAAATGTGCTGGCGCAGGTCACAGCGCAAAGTTTGTACACGGCCATCGTATTTGTAGAACTTGTCTACACCCATCCAATACACCACGCCGGAAGCTAGGCAGGTTGCGTTAGGGCCAATAATTGATACATTGTCGCCAAGTAATTGAGAAGACCAAACGGCAGGTGGCCCAACATATTGCAAAGAATACACCGCAGAATCTGTAAACACCACAATCTCTTGACGGGCTTGGATAGCAGTCACAATCTCAGAGCCATGCGATAACTGTAAACTGCCCGCTTGGTTAGTGGCCGCAGGCGTCCATGTCAGGAAGTCTTCTTGATCCGACCAGCGAACCAACATGGGGTTTAACGTAGATGAGCTGTAGTCATCACAACCAAATGCAAACACAAAACGGCTTGCGTCCGATACAAATATAGACAAAACAACTGACGGCACATCTGCATCAGCACCCATAATGCCAGATACCAAAACACCACGGGTGGTCAATGAGCCGGTCGCATCCCAATAGTACAAGCCGCCACCACGAGGTGCAAACAACAAGTCTTCGCCAAAGTTGGACTGACTCCATAGGCGAATTGATGAATTGATTAATGCACCAGTGCCCCAAGCTCCCGCACCCCAAGCACCTGCGCCCCAGCCTGTAAGTGGAACTGCAAACTCAGGGCCAACGTTGATTTGATACGCAGCAACGACGGACGCACCACCACCGGGAGAGCCAGAAGCATCCGTAGCGTTGGCAGTTGCAGAAGCCGTAAAGGTATATGTATTTGCGTCGACGACCGTGATCTGATATTCAGCGTTTAAAACAGTAGCCGTGATGTTTCCACCAAGGCCTGTAGCTCCGCTAAAAGTCACAAAGTCGCCCGTTACACCACCGTGTGCAGTGTCAGTAACCGTAATGGTGGCGGAGCCATTTGTAGCTACAAACGGATTGTTGTTGATTGTGCTACTGGCGCGGATTGGCGTAATGTCGTTGTACGCACCACCACTCTCAATGTAAAACTTTAGGTTAGTACCTACGCCAACTAGATTGACATTTAATAGCGTTACCCAATTCCACAATGATCGGCATACACCTAAAAATGTATACGCAGAAATACGCTGCCAGCCGCCAATCTTTTCAGGGGTTCCAGAACGGAAACGCACCTTTTCAGACTCGTACCAACCACCTGCTACGTTCGTGCCAGAATTGACAGACCCTAAAGCCTCGGATGCGTACCGTGTATTTTCCCGGTTAACGCCGGGTCGAAACAGAATCTTTTTTAGCGGCATTGGCAACCTTTATTTGCTGGCAACGCCTTTGGTCTTTTCAAAAGAACGCATACCGGCAATGCCCAAGATACCTGATAATATCACCCAAAGTTGGTCTGCGTCCAGTACTGGCGGCGGTTCTAATCCCGCTGGAACCCAACCTGTTGCCTGTGCCCATTTCCAACCCCACTGAAACAGCGGATACAGCAGGAACTGATAGGCCATAGCAGCCACGCCAATCCATCCAATCGCTGGCCTCCAACCCGAAACAAACACGCTAGACGACGCAGCTTCAATTTTGTTGACTTCGATCTGCGCAAGGTCTGTGGCTTGGTCAATTTTCTTTTCTTCAAGATCAAGCTTACGCTGCTCGATCTCCATTTCCATGCGTTCTTTGTCTGTGGTAATCAGGTCGCCTGCAACCTTGCCCACGGCATCAATAATTGATCCAACAGCCAGCAAGCTCATGCTAGACCTTTCAATGTGCGGTTAATCCAACCCTTGAGGAACTTAACCTGCACGGGGTTCTTGTTGCATATCTCAACATAACGGGCAATCTTTGCCAAAGCGTAGGACTCTTTAAACCGCTGGCCGTCCGTTATCTGGTTGAGTTTCTCGACAGTCTTAGCACCAATACCGCCATCAGGCGTAGCACCAACCACAAGCTGAGCCAGCTTCACAGCCATGCCCATACCCGCATTCACACCAAAGTTAAAAATACTGTTGGCTACGTCTTGGTTGGTAATCTCGTTGCCGCGCATCTTGTCCCAGAACTCAACGCGGTAAAACTCACGCACCATAGCAGTTAGGGAGCCACCGAATTCTTTCTTATCCACAAGCGCCCAGCCATTCCACTGAGGGTTTTTGTTGCGGGCAATTCCGGCATAGGTCATGCCGCCCGTGTCGCCGGGTACTTCGTGGAGGACGTAGCCGCCCTCGTCCCTAATCATTTGCTCAAAAGCTGGTTCAAACTGAGCCATTACTGTTTACTCCTTGAAAGCATGCTGCTGGCAATCTGTAACATACTAATTGCTTTGTTTAGGTCTTTAGGCTCTTTGTCCCAGCCAACGGTGATCTGCCCAACAAACCGGCCTTGCTCTGGGGGGACGCTGACACGGCAACCAAAGGTCACGCCCTTTTCAATGTACCAAAGACCTATTTCACTCTGGGGCCTAGCGTATTCGCCGCACGGTATTTCATTTGCCATTAGCGCAATCACATCATGATTATTGGCAACACTTTGTGTAAACAAACCAACGTCTAAACCATCGTGTGTTTTATCACGACCTTCCCGCGTATACGCACGGAACAAAGTTCTTGTCCCAAACAACGGGTTGACTTTAAAGATTGCCACAACCGTAGCGTCTGAGTTTTTAAACAAATGCGCCACTACATCTTCAGCCCTGTCTTCTGCGATGGTTGGGAGCTTCTTATTCTCTTTGTACGCATCAAACAAAAACGCTTGATTCTGCCAAAGAAAGTAGCCAGAAAACGCAAACACAGCCATGAGTATCAGCGCGAACAGTTTAAACGGGCTATCGACATAGGACAGCACCTTGCTTAGTACGTCTGCTGGCTTTTCGTCACTCATAGTCCAAACATCCCTAGTATTTTGTTCACAATTTTGTCCGACAGATCATTGGGCAGAAACTTAAGAAACCCAAGCACCCACCATACAACGCACATACGCACGAAGATTTTGAGGAATAGGTCAAATTGCTTCTGGTACTCATTCATCGACCACACTTCGTCTTAGCACACAGTTCGCTAATCTCAGCAATACCCCAACCTACTGCACCTAGAAACATCACAATCACCACAATGCCAACAGCCCACGCCATTTGCTCTGCTTCAGCTTCTTTGCGTTTCTTTTCTTCTTCCTTCATCTTCCTAGCTTCAATGGCATCGTCCCTGTCCATCTCCAGCTTACGTGCCATCATCTTGTTGTACACGTCTATATTGCCAGTCTGCATATAGAGGAGTTGAAGCTCTTTTTGCAGGTTCCTACTATTCATCAATGCGTTTTCAATACGCATTGCGATTTCAAAGTTTGACTTACCGCCGTTCTTCTTGGCAGCAAGCATGGACTTGGTGGCGTTACTCTCAGCGTCAAACAGACGCCCAACCATTACCGACAGACCGCCAATATCTTTGGCTACGGCTTGAGCCTTTTTGACAAGGCTGACAGCTTTCTCTAAGCCTTCTAACGCTGATATTGGGTCTATTGGGATCATGGCCAAAAATACACTATTAGATACGAACCCGTGACCACAAAGGCAAAAATACAGGCGGCTGCAATAATTGCCTCCGCCCAGTCCCACATGGTCAGTTAACTGTTACGTCAGTCACGGCCTCTTCAGGCTTTGTTTCCAACGCTGTCTTTAACATTGTGAAGAAGGCATCTCTACCCACTTGGAGTTGGTCAAGCTGGAACTTGGTAGAACCAATCTTGCGCTCAATATCTGCAACGTGATTTAACAGCATCTGCTGCTGCTCTGTCATGTCTTCAACTTTGAACTCAACGCCGTCAATAGTTACGATCTGGGATTGTTGGTTTGCCATATCGTTTTTCCTTTCAATGCGCCACCAAGATCGGGTGGTGGCTTCCCGTTATGCCGATGCTGTACGCAGTGGCGTCAGGTTTTCTGTAGTCCAGAAGTCTTTAGCCAACATGATGTTCAGGTGCTCTTTGTTACGAGCCAAGCAGTCTGCCCAATCTTCAGCAGTCATGCCTTCGGGTTGACCCGCGTTAATCAGGTTTACTGAGTCCATTGCTGCGCTGTAGTGGCGAGCAATTTCTTCTGCGGTTGGGGTTTCAGTAATAGCGGTCATTTTCATGCTCCTTTAGGGGTGGGTTAATTTGTATGCGTCAAATTCTGCTTTGAGTTCCTGAATGGCTTTGACAAGAATCGCAGTCATGTTCTGGTCAATGTATTTAAGATTTTCAGAATCTGCGGAATCAATTACAACAGAATCTGAACCTTCAAGTGCCAAAATATCTTGCGCTAAAAATCCATATCTCATATCACCAATTGGTGTAGCGTCAGTACGAGATGTCTTGAATTTAAACGAGACAGGATTAAGTTGGTTAACAAAACTCAATCCATGTGGTACAGGCGCTATTTCTGTTTTATCTCTAGCATCTGAAGTGACAGTCCAAGCAACTCTAATGTAAGCATTTGTAACTGAAGAATTACCAATAGCAACACGATTACTCTGAGTGGTAATATCAATAACACCACCATCAGCGCCTCCGTTGTAACCAATACCAGTGTTGTTAGAGCCAGTAGTTACACTACTTAATGCTGCATAACCTAAAGCAGTATTTGTACCGCCTGTGGTGTTGGCGGTCAAAGACACGCGACCTATGGCAGTGTTGTATGACCCGCTAGTTGTAGCCTGCATTGAGTTAGCGCCAACAGCGGTGTTGTACGCATCAGCGTTCTGTACATTTAAAGCGGCAAAACCAATGGCTACATTTAATTGCCCTGTGGTGTTGGTTGCAAGTGCGTATGGGCCAATTGCAACATTGCTATTACCAGTAGTATTAGCAAGCGCCGCTTGATAACCAAGAACTGCGTTGCTACTACCGGTGGTGTTGGCTTTAAGTGCTTCTCGCCCAACTGCCACATTGGTATCGCCAGTCGTATTTGAATAAGCCGCCTGATAACCAACAGCCGTGTTGCTTGATGCTGTGGTGTTTGAGTAGAGGGCAGAAAAGCCAAGTGCCGTATTTGACCCGCCTGATGTGTTGGCGTTCATTGAATACGCGCCAAATGCTACGCTCTCACCACCAGTAGTATTTGCGGTCATGGCGTTATGGCCAAATGCGCTGTTGCTTCCTCCGGTTGTATTGGCATCAAGAGTTCCACTACCAAACGCATTGTTTAACGCGCCAGTGGTGTTTGAAACTAGCGCATCTTTACCAACGGCAGTATTGTTAGATGCTGTGGTGTTGGATGCAAGGGCGTTGTACCCAATAGCCGTGTTACTAGCGCCAGAAGTGTTTGACCCTAAAGAACTCCATCCTAGCGCAGAATTGTAAGAGCCAGTATTTGGGTACAAAGCATATTGACCAATAGCGGTATTTTGAGAACCCGTGGTGTTGCTGTATAGCGCTTGATGACCAATTGCTACTTGCCCAGTGCCCGTTGTATTGCTATACCCCGCCTGATAACCAACAGCAGTGTTATTAGATGCTGTGGTGTTGGAGACAAGTGCAGAATACCCCAAAGCAGTATTGTTGCTACCTGTTGTGTTTGTGTTTAATGCCCCATTGCCAAAAGCGGAACTGTAATTACCAGTTGTGTTTGAGCCTAAAGCGCCATGACCAACAGCAGTATGTTCTGTTCCAGTTGTGTTTTCAGATAGAGCAACCCTTCCTACCGCAACAGATTGGCTTCCAGTTGTGTTTTTAAACATCGCCTGATAACCAACGGCAGTATTAACAGAACCACTCGTATTAGCCGCCAAAGCACTAGCACCCACCGCAGTATTGGTAGACACAGCACCTGCACCACGGCCTACAGTCACGCCGTTAACTGAAATCTGAGCGCCATCAAATGTGAAAGCGGAAGAACCAGCCAACGCGCCAGAACTGTTGTATTGAACCTGTGTGTTAGAACCGGCGGCAGCGCCAGCTGTGGCCGTACCGACAACCTTCACATAGTCTGTGCCGTTGTAATAAACAAACGCTGTCTCGCCTACAGCGATAGAAACACCAGTCTGACCTGATGCTTTAAACGTCACGATACCGCCAGTGGCGGCATTTACAACTGTATAAGTCTTGCTGTAGCTTGGGCCTGTGACTACCTTGGCTGTGGTCAGCGTACCTGTGACTCTAACAATAGCAAACTGCGCTGTGACTGTACCCGCGCCTGTCAGAGTTGATGTGATGTTAGAAGCTGACGCATCGCCTGTGGTGTTGGCCAAAGTGACTGCACCGTCACCTGTCAGGGTCAAAGTGCCTGCAATGGCAATATTGGTGTACTGCGTAATACCATTGTTAACGGTGTCACCCCATGTGCCGGAGAGTTCGCCCTGTACTGGGAGAGCCAGCCCTAGTTGTCCTGTTGCGCCTGTAGCCATTTAAATGCTCCTAATTCGTGTCGATCTGTGTCCACCCAGCACTCTGAGTGTCATCAATCTGTGCCCAGCCTGAAGACTGAGTGTTGGTGATATTTTGCCAGTTTGCGTCTTGTGTGTCATCAATAATTTCCCACAAAGGCCGCCCAATCAATAAATCCGATATTGTTGCCAACTCTACGATGGAAGCTTTAAAACTTGCCACCGCTGCATCTACGTCTGTTCCAGTTGCGCTTTCTGAAATCACACCCTTAAATGTAATCTTCGCCGCTACAGAATCAGCACCTGTTGCCGTCTCACTGACCGCTGCACCAATTGACAAACTACCTGATACCGCATCAGACCCAGTCGCTGTTTCAATAATATACGCCAAGAATGTGAAAGCTGATGCAGTGGCATCCGTACCCGTTGCCGTCTCAAGGATGGTTCCCAAAAAGTTGGCAAAAGCTGCGTCCGTGTCAGAGCCTGTTGCCGTCTCAGAAACAGATACCCCATACGTTGGGATAGCACTAATTGCATCTGCCCCTGTACCGCTTTCACTAACCGCAGTCCTGAAGGTTGCCGCTGCACTTATTGTGTCTGATCCTGTACTTGTCTCTGATACCGAAGCGGGAACCGTAACCAGCGAACTAATTGCATCCGAACCGGTAGCTGTTTCAGCAACACTGGACAGCACACTAACAACTGAAGAGACGGCATCTGTCCCTGTCGCAGTTTCAGCAACACTCCGGTCATAGACTGAATCACCCCAGCCAGCCTGACCCCATGTGCCAGAACCCCAGCCGCCTTCAGCCATTTAGACCTCAAGCAGCGAGGCTGAATGTATAGGTAACAGAAATAATGTCGCCGGACACAACTGAGCGGTCACCGGGCGAACTGAAGTCAGCCGCGGAGAACAACGTACCAGTCGTACCGCCTTTAGCACTACCGCTTGTCAAGAACGCACCACCCACAGTTGTTGTGCCGTTGATGTTGAATGTTGCTGGAGAAGCTGCGTTAGTCACCACAGAAGGGTTAGCGGTCGTAGCTGTAACGAACGTAGCGGCCACACGGGTAGAGTTGCTGTAGTCAGTAACTTCAGTCCAGCCAGCGTGGGAAGACATTGTGTCACCAGCAGCAGGTGTATTAGAAGCACCAGCGCCGTACAGACCGATGTACCAAGTGGTAATCTGGGCAACAGAAGTCAGCGCAGTACCAGCCATGTAAGCCAGACCAGCGTTAACAACCAAGTTCTTTGTGTCAGCAGACCACTTCAAGTTGCCGTCTTTGTCGTGGCACTCAACGTGATAAACGCCTGTAGCCTTGGCTTCTTCGCCTGACTTAGTACCGGCAATAAAACCACTAGAAACGTGGTCAGTGGCTTTAAGTTTTTCCGTGGTCATAATGACTCCTTAATTAGAAGAACGAATCAATGCTGCTGTCGCGGTATTAGCAGGCATTGTGATGGTGAAGTTAGTCGATGTCTTGTCAGACCCAAAGTCCAACACAGCAATGGATTTATTGCCCTGAGTCACGTTGTAAATCAAAGCGCAACGAGCGGTGACTGATGCGTTAAACACCACATCCGCAAAGTCTACATAAGCTGTAAAGCCCGATGAGTTAATAGTGACACCCGTCAGGGTTACGCCACCAGCAACATAACCTGTACCCGTCACCTCTGCGGTGGTCGTGTAAACAGTGGTGGCTTCGTTTAAATCAGCATTGGCCGTGTACAACGCAATTTTGAGCGTGTCCGTGAGCAGGTTGTGAACGCCCGTATACAACTGCGTTTTAAAGCTGGTTGTCTGGGTCTGTAAGATGTAGCTCATGAAACTGCCACCCTAACTTGACCATCACGATAAGCATCGGCGCGTTGTTTGCCATCTGCCAAGTTTTTATACAGAGCAATAGCTTGAACGTAGCGATCTTGCGCTACTTTAATCATGTCGCCTTCACCCTTCATGTAGACAAGAGCTTCACAAATAGTGCCGTACAGCAACACAGAATCAAAATTATCACCCAACCATGTTGTACCAGCGTCAACGATAGATTCTGGGTAGTAATAATAATGAAGCTCTGCGTTATACGCCGCGTTTGGTGTTGGACCAACAATGAATGCTAGTTCATTTACATCGTCTGACCGGGGGCCAAAGATAGCGTAATGTTTTGGCTCAGAAGAAAATGCTGACAACGGATATGCCTCACGAATGAAGTTCACATCCTTGTTTAGCAGATACAGGTAATCGCCTTGGAACACTACAGAGCCAGACACTGTACCGCTGTTAGCAACAGTCAAGGTAATGGTTGTACTGGCAATACTACGAACCTGCGCGTTCACGCCAATACCTGTGCCAGTAACCTGCTGACCTACTGCAATACCTGTAGTACTTGCCACCACGATTGTTTTAGCCCCAGACGTGCCGGTAGCTGTTGTGGTGTTGTATGGATATACGGCAAGGCTATACACAGACAAAAAGTCTGAGGGGCACTGAAGGTACTTATTGTTAGTAGTAAGTACGCCGGTCACGTTCTTTCGCAAGTTTGCTGGCTGCGCTGTGTTGTAAATGCGCTGCTCCGCCTGACGGATAAAAATATCCATGTCAGTGGTTGGGAAAGAGTTCTCGCAGTAATCGCTTACTGCAACGACAAGCTCGGCGTAGTTCATGTGTTCCTCAAGCCATAGGGCCGCGTGCCATCAAACCTTTGGTAGCTGCGCCTGTGCCACGCACTTTGATGCCGTCGGTTTTAGTACCGGGCTGATCGCGGCGTGTAACTGCGCCCACAGACATATTGACTGTGCTTGCGTTGCTATGGTTAGGGCCTTTACCGGGATTCTCAGACGCGCTAACAGCTTTACCTGTCATCGTGTGTGGCTTGGCATAGACTTTGGCATCGCCAACTTCTTTGCCCATCAATTTTTTGCTAAATGTAGCCATGATTAGCCTCGCTTTTGGTTGTTAGCGCGGGCCATGTTGCGGCCTACTGCGCGCATAGCTTGACCTGTTACGCCACCTTTTGCAAGTTTGGTCATAGGTTTTCCGGGATGAAGCTTTTTCTCATGCTTGTGCACGGCTCCAGCAATCATCTTTTTGTCTTGCGCCAAATCTTTCTTGTCCATTTTGAACTCCTTTAAGATACCGTTACTGTACCAACAAATGCCGTTGCAACCAAGTAGTTTGGTGTCAATCCTGCATCATTTAAACTTGCCCCACCTACCGGAGCCCATCCCCATTGAATATCCCGTGAACCACCAGACGGATTACCGTTGACGTTAATACCGGAAGTCACATAAGTTGTATCTTTACGTGGATTACGTAGAGCCTGTGGATCATCGACAGGAAACGTTCCAAGCATCAACTGAGGCTGGTCAGGGTCCCAGCATTCAGTACACACCAACAACTGATACTGACGTTGCTTAATAATTTCAGTCCTAAGCGTTTTCAGTTTAAATTGTTGGCCGCAGCGATCGCATTCAGCAATCGCTATTTTGCCGGATGCAAACCGATTACCCATCAGTAACCTCCGCCACTTCCAATAAACATCTGTCTAGGCACAAACCTAACGGCCGCTTTTTCGCGGTCTTCACCGGCGGCAATCTCAAACGTTTCGTCGTACATCTGCTTGAGCATTGGGATACGGGGCATCAAGTCGGGCGTCTTCACAGCAATGTGATAGGCCAAACCCGCCACTAAACAAGGTAAGAAACGGAAGTTCATATCCGCCGTTTCCATACCAGCGCCAGCATCTTGTACTCGGCGCAGTCTCCAATACACAAACTGATAAGGTGTTGAGTTGTCAGGTGTTGGCCAAACTGTTACAGCAGGGAGTTGGGGCACAAAAACCGCCGTACCATCTGCTTGAGCTGCCGCAGTTGTATTGTTTTGACCACGAAACACACCACTTAGGGTATTCCCTGAGATGTATGTGTAGTAAATATCTTCCGTACCAAGACGAATAAAGCCAGAACCGGCTAGTCCAACCACCGTGTTAAGCGTGATCGTGGTGTCCGTGGAAGTGAGGGCTCCGTCAAGGACCGCAGCCGTTGGATTAACCTCGCCAGAAAGTCGCTGCACCCAGACTTGAATTGGACGAGCTTGTTGAAGCTTGTTTGGAATAGTCGCATAAGTTGAGACGCTGATGCGTGTAATGGTTAGATCGGCTTGTGTTGACGCAGTGTTTTGACCGGTACGAATAACCTGTTCTAACAAGTCAATCGTATCAGTTGGTAGCGCGTATGTAGCCAAACCCGGAGTCAGGTTAATAAACCCTTGCTCCATCGTCCACATATTGATACCTTTGGACTGCCACTCGATAGTCATCAAGTTCATGGAACGACGTGCTGTACGCAAGTCGTAGCCTGAACGCATCTCACGGCCCGCACGCTCCCACGCTTCCTCGGCGATCTCCGTGAAGTCCATGTTGAAGAGGGTTGAGCCGGTAGTGGTCATCTAAATCCTGCCGTTTTCTTTGCTATTGCTTTGGGCTGCGCTACGAACTGTTTGCCAGAGGCTTTGCCAGCGCGTTTTGCACGGGTTGTAGCCGCGTATTCTTGGGGAGATAAGGACTTGATAGCTGCTTCAGGCAAATATCGCTCACCCGTCTTACTTGACGGTTTACCAGATTTAGTGCGCCACTTCTGGTCGCCCCAGTCCTTAAGCGATTTCTGAGGAGCTTTCAATCTCTATAACCCCCGCCAGCTTCCTTGTACTTCTTGGCAACTAGCTGCGCTTTACGTGCTGACCACTGACCTGCGCCAGTGCCATGAGTATCCGCAGCTTTAACTTGCGCCACAATCCGCTTACGCAGATCAGGTTTTGTGTAGTTACCAGCAGCATTTACTTTACCACCTTCAGCGTACTGCGTGAAGTCAGTATCATCACGGCGAGCCTTACGGACGCCTTTGGGCATTTTGCTGGGGGAAATAGCCCCCATTCCACGGCTCGCCATCATGATTACATCTTTCCGCCGCCGCACATGACCATAGTGCCACGAGTTTTACCTCGCTGAGCAATACCATCAGCACGTTTGGAAGCAGTCATGCCACCTTTAGCATAGCCACGCTGACCACGAACAGCGTCACGCGGGTCTTTTTTCTCAGGTGCATAGCTGGTGCTAGTCAAAGACTTGGAATAAGCCTTCTCAGTAGCATCTTGCATCTTACGCTCGGCCATTTCTTCGCGAGCTTGTTTTTCTGCTGGACTCATGAGAGCCTCCTTAAATTAGCACTTGCCGCCTTTTTTCATGCCCTTGTTACCGGCCATGACGATTTGCTTGCCTTTGGTCTTGCCTTTTGTAGCGACACCATCACGGCTAGGAGCCGCTGTCTTAACTTTGCCCATTGGAGTAGGAGCAACTTTCTTTTCTGTAGCCATAATTTCACCACCTTGTTTAAATTTGCGGCCCTTGTCCGCTTGATTGAACTCTTTGCCCACTGATTGTGGGACGCCTGCTTTCTTAGCAAACGCTGGGTTGTTAGCCACCGCTGCCATGAAATTGTGTTGTTTTTTACTAACTGAGGGCACTTCTTTGCTCCTTCATGAAGTCGTCGATTTTGCTCTCAAGCCGATCTAAACGAGACAATACCCGATTTATATCGGCGTGCATATCGTTTTTAGTAACAAATTTTTCCGCGTTTTCTTCGCGGGTTTTACTTAGCAGAATGCCAAGGCGTTTCACTTCATCGTGAGACACCTTTACCCAAAGCATCAGAAGACCTGATGCAAAGGATAATACGACATTCCAAATCATCAGTTCCATATCAGCAATTCCAAGCCCTAAGAGCCTTGTTTATGCGTGAGTTTGGGTCGTTGGCGGTTTTCGCGCTGGTGAGCTTCTTCTTCATGCCGCCCATCCTCGCACAGAAAGAGTCGCGCCGGGAGCCGCCTTCGGGCTGGGGCGGTTTCAAATTCATGCCTTGCTTTTTCGCGGAGGCCCGCCCCTTGGCGTTCAAGCCGCCCTTCTCCGATTTGCCTTCTTTCCTCTGCCATGCTGGTGACTTAGCCATTTGCTACTTTCAGTTTGGTCTTACGGATGGCCTCAAGTAGAGGCACGACGACTTCTTCACGGAAGTTATTCTCGAACGTATCTGTGCCAACGTGTGGCAAGCTGATGTCCACATCAGCGTAAATCTTGAAACCATGCTCGCGTGCGCGGTCACAGAACAAATAGTCTTCGCCAAGGTAGTGGTCGTCAATGATCTTGAAATCAAACACACCACACACTTGCTCGCCCTTGAAGTTATAGAACCACTCAGGATGCGATGTAACCATCGTCTCTAGGACGTGGCGTTGAATTAACATAAAACCCGTGCCAACGCGCTTTAAACGCATCAGGGAGCCGTCAAACTCAAGGTCTTCATTCTCGTCAAAGTACAGATCAGCAAAGAAGTTACGGTCTTTGGACCTGCGTGGGTACATACCAGCGGTAATGTCTTTATCCCCACTCTGCGCCATCAAGCGCAAGATGTCATCAGCCGTAGCGATAACATCGGAATCAATAAACAGCAGCTCTGTGGCGTCGGACTTCAGGAACTCATGCACCAATTGGTTTCTAGCCATGGTGATGATTGAGCACCCAGACACATCGCCCATATTGACGGACACACCAAACTGCAACGCCTTGGGCATTAACGCCGCAATGTTGTACGCAAGTTTGATGTTAATTTTGCCGTCATACGCAGGGATCGCAATAAACAACTTGCGACCTGCCAGAACTGCTTGTTTTGTTTCAGCCATAGAACACCGTTGCTGCGCTTACGTTAGACAAGTCTATGTAAATACCGCTGGAGAACAAAATACCTTCGCCCGGCATCAAAACGTAGATAGTAAAAGTGTCGCTTGTGCCAACATCAAGTTCGCACAAAATTGCGCCGCTCGCACCGCCATTACGCAGCTTTACGTACCCATCAGTACCGTTGCCTCGATATGACAAAGCCTTAAAGCGATTTCGTCCTAGGCCGGCAATGTTGCCACTTGCCGTTACGTGCTGCGACTTAACGTCTGTTTGCATCGTCATAATCAATCTCCTTTAAAACGGGGGCCGAAGCCCCCAAGATCAATTAAGCGTTTTGCTGACCGAATGTTGGATCAACAACGTAGTACAAGATCGTACCAGTGATAGTGCCACCTGTAGGAGCATCACCAGAAGTACCGCCGCCGGTGATTGTCACCAAGCTAGTTGTAGACATTGTGGTGCCCAAGTTAGCGCCAGCAGTAGCAGAAGCTTGGTTAATAACCAGCTTGCCTGTGGTAGCAACAGCAGCAGACACCAAGCCAGTGTTCGTAGCGGTAGAAGTACCGTACAAAGTGAAGCCCATGTCAAATGTAGGAGTTGTGCCGCCAGTAGCAGCGCAGATTGCTTGAATCTCAACAACGACTGCACCAGCGGGAAGAACCACTGCGGGAGCGCCAGAAGCTGAAGAAACTTTAACGGATGTGCCAGCAGCAGAAGCGCCAGAAATGTAGAAGCGTGCGGCCATCAAGCCGGTGCCAGCATAAGCGGTGCGAGTCTGATCGCCGCCACCTGAACGCCAAATACTCTGTGTGGTAGAAATTGCCATGATAAATTGTCCTTACATACAAGATCAGCGCATCAATCGGTATGTCGTTTGCCGGGTCAATTTGATGCACCGGGAACCCCGGAATGTTGTGTTTATATCATGGTGCATCCGAGCTTGCAAGAAGTTTGTTGGACTTCTTTAAATTTTCTTCTTGCGTGATTACGCGCAAGTTCCATGGCACATGCAGGCCACACACGTCTTCACCCTGCAATGGAATTTCGTGATCCACAGCGTGTCGTACGCCCGTTGCCCGACTTAACTCAATAGCCAAACGGTACTTTAACCGTATCTCCATCTTCTGCGCGTCAGTCAACCATTTGGGTGTGGCGTCCCGAAAGCGCCTACGACGAAAACTAACAAGCGTACGGTAGTAATCAGGATTCTCTTGTTTGTGCTTCTGTTTGTATTGCGTCTTGGCGGCATCTGGACGACTTTGTGCCCGAGCTATTACTGCGTCTTTGTTCTGAGCGTAGTATTTTTGTTTGGCTTGTTTTCCTGCGTCAGACTGGTTGTACTCACGGAAGTAGTCAGCACGGGTTTCGTTGCCTTTTGTCCACTCAACTTTCAAGCATTCGATGCAGGCACCTTTGGTTTTGCGTGCTGCTATGTGCCCATGTTTGCAGGGAAGTCCAGTGAAGTAATACTTACTGCCGGTTTTCTTGGCTTCTTCGCGGGTCTTGGGTAGGTTTGTGGTATCCATCTCAGCCTCATTTGTTACGATACCGGTAATTGTACCACAAAAGAAAAGGGGCCGAAGCCCCTTGTCAAATCTCGGAAGATTAGGCGCCGGGAGAGCCAAAAATGCCGAGTGGGTCTGAAACGCCGAAGCTATAACGCTCACGAGCCTTATAACGAACGTTTCCAGTGTCGAAATCTCCGTCCATGCCGGTAGACATAGGAGTACGAACGAAGTGCTTCAAACCGTTAGGCACGTCTGTCAACAGGAACCAAGCATTGGTGTCTGTCAAGAAGTGGTTAACAGTGTAGCCTTCAGGGATAGAACCGTTGTTCTTCAATGCGTTGATGTCGTTGTCATTTGTGCCAACACGCAATTCTGTTTCCAGCAAACGTGTAGCAACGAACATCAGGCTTGGGGGAACAACCAGCTTCTTAGGCTTAGCAGCGATCAACAAACCACGCTCGTCTGTCCAAGCAGCGATCTGAATAACAGCGTTTTCCAACGATGTTTCGTTCAAGTCGGCAGGAGTTGAAGGTGTGTTGCTGTTAGTGCCACCGGAGACCAAGGGGTGTGCTGTTGAGCACAAAACTTGACCGTCGCCGTATGTTGGGCCACCGCTGAAAGCGTTGTTCAACACGTAAGCAGCCTTAACTTGCTTGGTGTAAGCCATACCACGGGCCAAAGCCTTGGTATAACGTGAAGACAAGCTGTCATACAAGTTATCTTCCACAGCTTCCTCAGTGATGGAGAAGCCCATCGCAATGGTTTCGTGGGTGTAACGTGCAGTCCATGCTTCTTGTGCGTTGTCATACTGAATGGCAGAGCCCTCGTTCTTGACAGGTGCAGCAGAGAAGCCAGAAAGCTTTGTCTCTTCTTCGAAGCTACGCTCAGATGACTCTGTTTCGTAGATTTCTTTGTGCTCTTCGCCGTATTTAGCGTACTCAAGACCGAACAATGCGTTCAGACCGGGGAGCAACTCTTTAAGTAGTTGTGCGCGTGAAATAGCCATGGTAAGTTACTCCTTAAACACCAGTAGTGTCAGTGTACTGGTGCAAGTTGAACTTGACCAAGAACTCGTAATAAGTCGTCGCAGCCACGTTAGCAGCGCCAGTGGCTGTATCGGGGATCACGTCGATTACACGAACGGGAAGGGTTGCAGTAGTGCCAGCAGAAGCGCCGTCGATACCGTAGTAGGAATCGCCAGTGTTTGTAGAGCCGACGTTTACAGACAAAGCAACGTTAGAACCAACCAATGCACGGCTGAAAGCTGTAGGCACGGTAGTCTGGCCGCTGGTTGCCACAACACGGAAGACCGCGTTGGGATCATCCACAACAAAGCCAAAGGCCAATTGTGTAGATGTGGACTGGCTAGCAGGGTAGTACTGACCATTGGTGAATTGACCGCTGGAATTTGTGTAGCTGCAACCAACCAAAACGCCGACGCTGTCGCCAGAGTTAGATGTGGTGTTAGCAATCAAATAACCATCAGTGTTCACCTGAACGGTGTCACCATTGAGAATTGCAGTAGCGTAGCCAGCTGCAATAGGGATTTGACGGATCGCTCCGGCGTAGGGCAGACCATCCAGTCGGTTGACTGGCTTCAGACCATACGTCTTTGAAACGGTAGGATATGCCATTTAAGACTCCAAAAAAGTTAAATACCTTTTCCGAAAGTGACCGTGGACTTACGTTCTTTGAACATAGGCATCCTCGGATCATTCTCGCGCATGTAAGTGTTATCCACAGAATTCATCTGAGCTTCCGCTTGATTGCGGTAGTAATCATTACGTTGTTCTGTAAATTCCACAGGTGTTTTGCAAAGCAGCAAACCGCCTACTTCCACACAGTCAGGGAACTTCGGATTTGAAGAACCAAACAGGCGGATTTCGGGATGGTCAGCAGCCCTAACGGGTTCCCAGCCTTCGCGTAATTTTCCAGAAATGTTAGTGGCGTCGTCTTTGCCCAACGATGCAATCCTGATCCAGCGGTACGCATAACCCGGTTCCGGTGTGGGATCGGGCAGAAGTTGCGGAGGCATCCATTGTTTTGGACGCTCAGCTTTTTCGCGTGTCTCAAGTTCGCGTGGTGCGCGGTTAGATTTTTCCATTTTCATTTCCTCATTTCTTCAGCAACCTTACGGGCGTACAGTTCCAATGGAACTCCCAACCGCTTGGCGAGATTCACCTGTGTCTGCGTCAGCACGATCTTTTTAGGCGCTGTGCTACGGGTTGCAGGTGCAACTACGTTGGATTTGGTACGTTGAGGTTTCGCATCAACGGACTCTTCGGCTCCAAACTGCTCCGAGAATCTTTCCCTCATGTCAGCGTCGATACGTCGATAGTATTCGTCACTGCCAGTCGGTATTCCTTCACCTACTAAGTCCTCATGCAAGCCGAGGGCATAAGCTGTCATCCGTTTATTGCTTCCAAACCACTGATTTTTGTCTTGCCAAGCAAGTAGTTTTTCGTCAACGGGTTCAGCTTTAGTAGGCTGTTGTGTGATTTGTACAGGAGTTTCGTCAACCTGTAAAGGGGCTGGACGAAAATTATTTACTTTATCTGCACGAATCTTTGCAGCAGTCAAGGCTTCTTGAGCCTCAACCAGCTTCTCAGCATCGCCAGCTTCGTAAGCTTCTCTGTATAAACGCTTGGCTTCTTCCACCTCAGCGGTCACAGATTTCTTAGCCTGTTCCAGCAGTGCAGTCTGGCCTTGATTGACAGAACCTTTGAGCTTTTTGTTCTCTTCGATTACTGCCTGAGCCAACTTCAGAGCTTCTTCTTTCTCACGTTCTGCCGCTTCTTTAGCACGGCGCTCTTCGTGATAGCCCTTGGTGAAGTGCTTAATACGCTTCTGTACACCTTCGTCGTATTTAGCCAACTCTTCGTCTGTCACCTCTTTGGGAGGATCAATCATGGGCTTGCGGCCACGGTCTTCTGGAGGCGTGTCGTCTACAACTTCAATTGCAGTTTCGCCTTCACCCTCAATTTCAAAGTCGAATTTGTCATCGGCTTTTGCCTCTGTCTTTTTCTCTTCGTCGGGGAATTTAAATTCTTCTGTTGCCATGATTTATTCCTTAGTTAGGGCGTTGGATACCACGGGGGTCTTGCACAACAGCCTGAACAGAGTCATCATTGATGAGTCTCCATTCTGTACCATGAATCTTCATGCGGGTTCCCGTGTTAGGACGTACTAACACAAAGTCACCAACTTTGCAGCTTGGGCCAGATGGGAATCTGGTCGCGTCTTTGAACGCATCGGGGCCAATCTTTGCAACGAATAAAACGGGGGAGAGAAGCTCCTCGTTGTACATCATTTGCGCAGATTTAACGATCCCAGACTCGCTCAGTTCTTCGTCTGCCTTGGGCAACATACACAGCAAGTGATATGTCGCTGGATCAGGCACTTGTTTAGCTTTTTCCTCAGCATTGGCGTTTAGCAGCCCGCTCAGGTCGACAGCCTTAACATCGAATTCAGTCATCTTCATAGTCCTTAGTTTTTCGCACGAGGTCAGCAATTTCCATCTGTGCGGTTTGCAGACCCCGGATAGTCCCGCACAGTTCTTTGTAGTGCTCGTGGGATTTCGCTCCACCAGCACTTACAACATCAACCAACTGCTTGATATGTTCATCAAGCTTGCTGTCTAACACTTCAAGCAGATTGGCCATCATTCATCCTTTTTAGTAGGTTCGTTGTTTGCACGCTCAGCAGCCATGGCTGCGTGACGCATCTTTTGTTCATGCACTTGTCCGCCGTGGGCCATCTTCTGCTGAGCCTGAGCCTGCTGCATCATCATGGCTTGCTGTTGCTGGGCTTGCGCCTGCTGCAACTCCATCTGTTTCGCTGCAATCTCCAGAGCATGTAACTCCTGAGCCTGAGCAATCTCTTGCTGTAGACGCATCGCTGCCATGGCTGGGTCTTCACCCATTTTGGCTGAGCTCTCTTGCGCCTTGAGTGACAACTCTTCAGCCTTGAGCTGCAAGTCACCCTTGACCTTGAGCGCCTTAGTGTCAGAGTCCTGCTTCTTGATCTGAAGCTCGGCCTGCTGCATCTGAACGATCGGGTCTTGAGCCTGAGCCATCGCCTGCTGCTGAGCAACCTTGGCCTTGTCCATCTGGAGCAGTTGAGTAGCGGCCTGTGCCACAAGTTTAGAAATCTGCACTTCAGCGTTTTCATCCAACGCCGCATCTGGTGCGGGTAGGGTAGCGCCAAGCTGTTCCTGTAACTTGTTGCGATACTGGAACGCGACGTGTTGTGCAATGTGAGCCATCATCGCGCCTTGAATCTGCTGAGCCATGGGGTTCTGGCCAAGCTGACCCATCACCATCGGGTCCTGCAACATGCTGGTGTGAACAGCGATGTGAGCATCGTGGTCTTGGTAGATAAACGCCTTGGTGGGCTGGCCAGTCAGGAACGACATGTTCTCCGACACGGGGTCGCGTGGAGTCTGGTCGTCATCGATCGGCACAAGTTTCTCTGCGTTCTTGATGCCAAGCACTTCAATCATCTGACGGTGCAAGACGGGCAAGTTGTAAATCTGAGGAGCGCCTTGAGCCAACTGGATCACAGCCTGATACTGCATGATCCGCTGAGCCATCGTCGCACTGTTCGGATCCGACACAGGAATCACAGACACCAAGTCATAGTCACCCTGCTTGGCCATGCGGCTGCCTTCAACTGGGTCGTATGAATACTCAGCAGGGCTGTGGTCACGGATGATGTCACGCAGAAGCTTGAACTCCTGCTTCATGCTGTAGTGCACGCGAGCTTGAACCGCGCTCATCGTCTTGAGTTGACGCTCAAGCAGAGCCAGAGTTGTACCGACAGGTGCGTTTGCGCTCATGTCGCTGATGTTCATGTCAGCAATAGAACCTAAACGACGGCCTTCTTCAGTAATTCGCTCAAGCAACCCCGCCAAAACTTGACTTGGCTCTTTGTACGGAAGGGCCATGATGTTATCGCGCACAGAACCAGCTGGCACGTCCACATCACGGAACTCACCGGGAGCGATCGGAGTGTCATCTCCCTTGATGCGCAGACCACGAGTCTTCAAGCCACCGGGCAAGTTGCTCAATGTACCAGCGTCAACCAACTGACGAATGATAGATGTACCTGCGCGGGCGTAGCCACCGATCAAGTGAATCAGACCCAAACCATATGCGCCGAAGCCGGGGACATATGTGTACTGCACAAAGTGCTGACGCTTGAGTTTCTTCTCGTCGTCTTCGTTCCAGTTGCGACGGATGGCCAACACTTTAGTTGTGCCGCGCTCGATCGTAATCACGTATGGTCGTGCAATACCTTCTTCATCTTCGTAACCGGGCAGGTCATAGTCGATGTGCACTTCAAGAATCTGATAACGATCATCGTCAGTCAGTGTGTAGCCTTGGTCTTCGGCTTTCTTCTTCTCCACATCAGTGTGGAAAGACTGTGGCTCACCCAAATCTTCGTCGACATAAAAGCCGCTAACCTGCAACTTCTTCAGATCATTCTTTGTCTTACGCATCACATGCGTCAAACGCTCTGCTGTGTTTGCACTAGATGCGCCGTATGGAATGATGATGTCTTCAGCGGGGATGAACATCGCCACTTGACGACCCAAGTTAGGATCAAAATAAACCTTCTTGAACGCAGCACCGGCTAGGCCCAAGTTGTACAACATGCGCTCATGCTCAGGGCGATACTCAGCCATCACCTCAGTGAGCTGATAGTTCATATCATCACGAACGCGCTCCGCAGCCTCTTCTTTAAGTTTATCGATTGCGCCGATAATCTCCGTCTTGACCGGACCTTGAGCCGGAAACGTTTCAATGATAGTCTCACTCTGGAACCGAACAGCGGCCTCTGTGAGGACAGTGGAAAATACTCCACAAGCTCCATTCCAAGGCTCGGTTCTTTCTTCATACTTCATCCCCAAAACTTCAAGACCACGCACGTACATCTCTGTCCAGTCTTTACGACTGTTGATGTCGGCATCCACCATCTCGATGATTTCACTTGCTACTTTAGCCAGTGCACCCTCATCCATTTCTTCTGCAAGGTTGGCATCGAACTCAACCTCATTCACATCTTCAGGCAACAGGTCAATGACCATGCCGTCCATGCCAATACTCAAACCCTCTGGGTTCACAATCTCGATCTCAACATCAGGCCCTTCTTCAGCAGCCAATGCGTCCAAGCCCAGTGGAGCTTGTGACAATGAGGGGAACATATTCGTAGCCATATCAATCCTTAGTAGTACGCCGCAACTTTACGGCGGAAATATCTTTGCTCTTCGGGTTCATCCGATGGCAGTCTTATGAAGCCCCCTTGTCTAAACCGCATCAACGCTTGCGTTGTAGAGTCAACAAGGTCATCGTTCGTGCCACTGGGGAAGTCGTTGCATTCTTCAATAACTTCTTTAGCCCATCTTCTGTCCGGTGCCCATACTATCCCAGAAGATAACAAATCCGAAACAGCGTTCACACGCGATATTTTGTCTTGTCCTTTGCCCGGAGTAAACTCCCCCACAGGAATTCCCATCCGCCTGAGCTCTTGGTAAAGCGCCGAGCCGTTGGACTTTTTCTCCACGATGAACGCATCTGGCTCCCACTCTTTGTATTCTTCAAGCACCATCTTCTTCAAATCAGGAAACTCCATACGCCTCTTGATCGCATTGAGTAAGATGATGTTGTAGTTGTTTGTCTCTTCGTTGAAGAACACACCCCACGTTGTCAGGGCGTTGTAGTCAGACCTGTTGTTAGATTCTTGAGCCGCGTCAAGACTCATAATAGTAAATTCGCACGAGGGAGGATCGTCCTTCTCCCATATCTGCCACCACTCCCGTTTTAGCAGCGCGCCCTCTTCAGACACAGGGTTCTGCATGTACTGGGCCTGCCAGTAACGGGGGTCCATACCTGCTTTTTTACCCAGTAGTTCTTCTAACGACCAAAACTCACTCCAAAGCGGCTTGTCGTTGAGGATCGCAGGGAACTCTACGATCTCCCACTGATCCACATCTTCCTCTTTGCCCATCTGATTCACGATCATGCCGGTCAAGTCAAGCTTTGACCACCGTGTCATCACAATAATGATGGAACCACCCGGCATAAGTCGCTGTAAAGGACCAGACTGAAACCACTCCCAAGCAGGCAAAAACACATCAGGACGGCCAGTTTTTGCTTCCTGTTCAGAGTGGGGATCGTCAATAATAAACAAATCAGCCCCGCGACCTGCAAGAGCGCCGCCCACACCAATTGCAAAGTATTCTCCTTGAAAATTAGTACCCCAACGTGATGCCGACTTCGAGTCCGCCTGCAATTCGACCTGCGGAAAGATGTCTTTATAGGCGTCAGAACCCACCAAATTTCGCACTCTGCGGCCAAAATTCACGGCCAAATCAGCCGTGTGAGAGGCCATAATGACCTTCTTATGAGGGTATTTACCTAGAAACCACGCCGGCGCAAGGTAAGAAATCATCTCTGACTTACCGTGACGGGGGGCAATGTTCACAATCACCCGTCTTTTCTTGCCATTGGCTATATCTTCGAAGATTTTGGCCAGTCTTCTGTGGTGTGGACCTACTTTATAGCCCGGATATACGTGGTTGATGTAGGTTAAGAAGTCATCTTTACCCACCTGCTGCACAGAACCGCTGTCATACGTCTTCAAAAGCTCCAAAGTATGGAGTTTCTGCTCCAACGGCATCGTTGGGAGCGCATCTTTGATGGCTTTTAGCTGTTCAGGGGTGATCTTCACTGCTAATTACCCTAGTCTGCACGTCGATTGTGCGTTTTTCCAACTTATCCAGCGTCTCAAGCAGCTCTTTTTCCACTTCTTCAAGGGATGCTTGCTTGTGAGTCACCTCTGAGCGCTTCTTAAATGCATCAACGCCATCAACATCACCCAAAGCCTTGATCGCACCGAGTCTGACGGTACTGTTTGGGTTCTCTGTTTCGGCAACGAGCTTATTGACAACGTACAGTTTGAAGTCAGCCAGCTCCCGCACGATCATGTGGTCGTATGTAGCCACCATACCAGCAAGGTATGCAATCGTTTCATTAGGGTAGTTGGCTAAAGCAGGGGTTGTTTTGTTTGCAACGACCTTTTCCATCAACTCTCGGGCTTCGCCCTTGTGTTCAACAGTGGGTTCGATGGGGGTTCCGTTCAGATCAGAGATCATTTTGACTGTACGGGCACGCATTTCCAGCTCTTCCTTTGGAGAAAGAGGTGGCATGGCCTCCGTCGCTGAGGCCGGCAGCGGAATATCCGCTTCTACATTAGGCATGTGTTGCATAAGAGGGAATAGCACTCCTATAAATTGTCGGTGGCTCACATAAAGCAGTGTGCTTGAACTCAAAGACCTTAAAGGTTTATGAAGTAGCGGCGCTAACCCACTACACCACCAACAAGTATGAGGACTGCCTCTGCTTTGCAAGGAACACGTAGTACAGAGTCTGTCCAGTCAATCCCCATGCTTGTTAGTGTTGGCCGACTGGGTTCTCCCGATCCACGCGCACAGGTTTCCTATTACGCTAGCCAACGAAATAAATATACCACATATTTGTAAAGGGTGGTAGGAATCCTACCCGGGGGGTGTTCCTATATTGAGGGGGTGGGGTCTGGTGTTGGCGTAAATGCCAACAGGGGGAGCTTTGAAAAATACGTGGTGATTTGTGTAAGTCTTAGAGTAATGGGGAACACGGGAGTCCCAAAGTCCCAAGTGGGGGTCGGGTACGGGTGGGTCTGATCCCGCCAGAACTTTACTTTTCCATCAGGGATTGGGTATAAGTGTTACATCAGACAGACAGTTCGGTGTGTTTGATTTGTTCAACGCTTTAACTAGGAGAGATTATGTTTAAAGCATTATGGGTTTGGTTGACTCACTACAAAGTGATCATCCAGTGGGAAGACAAGACATTCGTGCACTATGCGTACACGATGAATGAGGCGCTCAGTTGGGCGGCTCAGTACAAGCTGACTCACACGGTTGTGTTGATCGGCATCAGAGGCAGACTGGTCGCGGCTCGCGGCGAGTGGTAACACGAGGGGCTTCGGCCCCTCTTCTTTAACTTAGGAGATCATATGTTCTATTCAATGCATGTGCGAGTCGGTAATGAGGTTCGCATTGGTTACTTCTTCTTGTCATTCAAGAAGCCGTTCTACATCAGCCGTAAGGTTGCATTCTATTTAAACCAAGGAGAGTGACATGAAAACATTAGGTGAAGTTTTGCGTGACAAGATCAACGCATCGATTGAAGAGCGCCAGCAACTTGAGCGCAACTTTTGGACAGTCTGCTTGGATGTGTACGCAACGCGCCCCGCATGGATAGACATCTCAGGATGGTCTGACGCAAAGCTGATCAGCGAGACTAAAGCGATGGGTGATCCAAGCTGTGACATCCACCAACTCTTAAACCGGTACGAGCAACTTAACTAAGGAGAGCAACATGCACTACGAAATTTCATACGACACAACAGACGCCAAAGCTGAAGCCAAAGCAATCAAAGACATCAAAGACTTCTGGGGTGCAAAGCACTTCAAGAAAGTTACCAAAGCTCTGGCTGATGATCATGGTCGCTCTAGTAAGAAAATGATCTTGATCAGTTTATCAATCTGCGGTGGCATTGAGGGTTACCCAGCTCAAGTACTGCTCAACAAGTATTGGTCACCACAGATGCGGTTTGATTTCTAACAAAAGGGACTTCGGTCCCTTTTTATTTGGTCTTTTTGATACCAGTTATTTGTCGTCGCGGGCGTTGGGCGCGCGAGTCAAGCGGATCACCTAGCGTTTCACGTCCCGCTGAAACTTTACTTTAAGGTCTAGGGTCAGCTATAACTATTACATCAGACAGACAGTTCGGTTTGTC